CTTCCCACATCACGTTGGATGACGGGTTCTTTCCCGCGTTCGTGTTGATCACGAACCCCGTGTTCGTCTGGCTGTCCACCGACCAGTTCCGAACGTCCGCACCCCCGATGGCCACGCTATAGTTGGCATCGGAAAACGCCGTGGCGAACACAACCGCCGCCGTCTTGGGGTTCCCCGTAAACTGCGCCGGGATGATCATCCCCGACTTGAACCCGGTGGTCGCGGCCCGTTGCCAGATTGCCGCATTCGCCTCGTTGTGAAGGCAGACAAACGCCCGTTCAGCCTCCACGTTGATCCATCGGGAACCCACCGCGTAGCCGTCCCACACATCATCGTGGGTGGTGGGATCCGTGGTCGCCTCCAGATTGTCCAGTTCATACACCGCCGTAACAGCCTTGGTGGTCGCATCCACCGTGTGCGCGGCGTTGTTCGGGCACTCCGTGGGGGGATCCTCAAGGATGGTGTACCCGTAGACGAGGACGTCCTCCGTCACGCAGTAGATCCGATACTGTTTCTTCAAGAGCATGGGACGACCTCAAGCAACAGCCGCAAGATCCACGGCGGCGGAATCCACAGTAAACGCTCCTGCCCCGCTTCGATACATCTGAACCTCAACTACCTTGACCCCCGAGGTAGGGATGTTTGCCAAGTCGGCGGTTTTCAACGTCGGGACGGTCTCCGTAAACGTAAGGGTAGCCAAGGTCGTGTTGTCCGTGATGTTCTTGAAAGTTGCGGTCCCGGTGACCCCAGAGGCCACATATCCGAAAACATAAAGCTTACCTACCACCGTCAACCCAGAACCCTGCCACCTTGAAAAATCAAGGATGGTCCTCGCCTTCACTTGTGGGGTGGCGGAAGTGGTGGAAGCCGCAGTAACCGACCCATTGGCCCCCGGCTGGGGCAGGAAGGTGAACGCCTCCAACTTGACTATCTCGCCTGATGCACGAAGCGACTCCTTCGGGTTGATGAAAACCTTTCCAGAGGCCCCCACCACCGCGACCTGTCCGATCTCCTGCACCCGAGCCGATGCAGTCGGGGCCGTGAAAATAAAATTTCCCGAGGTCGAAAGATACACCGGATCCCCGATGGTCCGTCCCGTGGTGACCGCAGTCACCAACCCCCGGATGGCCGCATCACCATCAGCATTATGATCAATGGCGGACAGGAGATAGCCAATCGCGGACTTGTTCTGCCCGGATGTATTTTCGGCAAGTTGGACCAACATGAATCCGGTGGTAGGATCAAGGCCCGACACCGCGACCAGTTTACCAGCCGCCAACTGCACCCCGGTCTGGTTCCGAACCCGGAACGATTGAGCCACTTCAACAGCGGTGTTGTCTATCCTATGCATGGGCTACGAAGTCTCCCCGTTCTTGATCGCCGTCCAGAAGGTATTGCCGGTCAAGGCTGTTCCTGTGTTAGCGTTGATCGTGAATCCCGAAGCCGACTTGCTTTCAATCGTCCAACTTCGGCTGTCTTCCCCGGTCACCGTTACCGCATAGTTGTTGTCCGCGAAGGAAGCACTAAATGCCACAGCGGCCTTCTTCGGGGTTCCGGAGAAAGACCCGGAAGCGACGATCCCCGCCTTCGTCGGCAAAACGGCAACACCGGAAGCCCTCTGCTTTCCGGTGGTCGTATCCAAAAGAACGTGCTTCAACGCCATCTACCAGCCCCCGTCTGCGGCCTCTTGGCATACTTCCTGATACCGCAGACCCATCTTCTCCTTGGAGAACTCAGCCGCCCGCTCCCGGCACCGTTCCGGGGAGATGGAGGCCACGGCGTCCGACTTTACCAAAGCCTCCATCTCTTCCTGCCCGTCCACAAGGAACCCGGTCTCCTTGTTGACCACGATCTCCCTTGGACTGCCCCGGTCGAACGTGATGACGGGCATCCCGCAAGCCATGGCCTCCACCATCACCAGACCGAACGGCTCGGCGTCCCACAGGATCGTGTTCAGCAGGGCCTTCCGGGTGGAGTACAGTTCCACCGTCTTCTCCCTACTGACCCCGCCCCAATACTTGATCTCCCCGGTACAGCCGTCCTTCACCCTCTTGGTGTACTGGGGCTCATTGCTGAACTTATCGTCCCCAACCACATCCAGCGAAACCTTCATCTTCTGGGCGATTTCAACCGCCACATGGGGTCCCTTGATCGTGGACATCCGGCCCATGAACAAGTACCGCCCGTTCCGCTTCTTCTCCTTCGGCATCCTCCGGTAGAAGTCCAGATCCACCCCGTTGTAGACCGTCCGGCATTGGACCCCCAGATGCCGCTGGATCCTCCGCGTATGGTCCTTGGAGATCCCAACCAAGCAGGGCTTCTCCAGCGGAGGCGGCTTCACGTACATGGTCTCGATGGGCGCGTGGCAAACGCCCACGATGGGCGACTTCAGGCTCCCATCCATCTGGGCCGTGTACGACCACTTCTCCCAACTATGATCCACGATCACGTCGTAGTTCTTCAGACGGTCCCTGTAACCGGAGAACGCCTGCTGTTCCGACTCCCGCTGGGTCGTCCCGTGCAACTCCACCCCGGGCGGTGGAACGCTCCCCAAGGGGGCCACCAGAAGCACTTCATTCCCCGGCTTTGCCAAGCCTTCAGCACACCAGTACGCGATCTGTTCCAATCCGCCATATGCCTTCAGGGGAATCGGCCAGATCGTCGTGGAAATCACGCAAATTTTCACAGGGTCACCTCCACCACAAAGAAACTCCAGCCGTCGTAACGAAGGACATCCAGCACGTACTTTCCGCCGAAGACCTCCTTCAAATCCCTTCGGAGAGTCTTCTCGTCGTAGTGCCGGACGTGATAGAGGTGGGGGACTTTCTTCTCGTCCGTCACCGCCAACGCGCCCTTCGTTCCTTCGGCCACCAGTTCGTCCCACCCGATCCCCCGGGTTTCCATCTCCTCTTCCTTGGTATGAAGGGGCTTGTGTCGTGCATCCCATTCATGTTCATTCGGGATCGTGAGCAGGATCTTGTGGCGTGTGACCCTCTTGGCCTCCTTCAAAACCTTGATGGGATCCGGAACGTGTTCCAGAATCTCCGCCAAGACCGCCGTGTCAAAATGCCGATCAGGAAACGGCATATCGTCCGCGTTGGATCGGACAAAGTTCTGGAGGGAGTAGACATCCAAGTCCACCCCGGTCACCTTGTCCTTGTAGGCTTCGGGGCCGAACATCTGACCGTCATGGCACCCGATGTCCACGATGGTCCCAATCGCCCGCTCCCGAACCCACCCGAACCGGTCCTTCTTCCTTGAATCTCCTGCCGGAATCGCCCCGTCCTTCCCCGACATGAACAACCCAAGGTGTTCACATTCGACCAAGGGATGGGCCAGCGGGCGAATATCCAGTTCCTTCCGGCACCTCCGCAGGAAGTAGAAATCCTCGCTACACCCCTCTGGTCGGGGTTTCTTATCTATGGTCCACAGGAACCACGGGTTCTCCCTCGTCACCGGAAGGCGCTTCAGGATCGAGTTGTGGATCAGCAGGCACCCTGCCCCCGCCAGATCCACGGAAAAGGGAGCGGTCTTCGGGTAATCCCGAAGCATCTCGACCCCCTTGTCATTCTCCATCCAGAGGGCGGGTCCGAACGGGACCCTCCTCCTGTGATAGATCCCAGACACCAGCGGGTGCCCGAGAGCCATCAACTTCTCCAGACAGTCCGGCGGAACAACGACATCGGAGTCCAGAAAGAACAGCCACTCCGCATCCATCTCCAGCGCCATCTTCGCCAGAGTGTTCCGCCCCATGTCATAGGGCTGACCCGTGGCCTCCCCAATGTCCCACCTTTGGGGAAGCCGTAGCATCCGCAGGCCGAACCCCCACTTCACGGATGTAAAGTCCGTGTGGATGATTCCAACCAGCACATCCAGCCTGTGTTTGGGAAACTCCCACGACCCAGCCATGGTTCACCTCATGGCGTTACGGGAAAAAGGGAAACGAACAGTTAGTCATAAATCTGGACGTACTCCGAATCGACCCGGAGAACCAGACCGCTCGCGCTCATGACGGTCCCCAACTTCTGCTGGATGTCACCGCTCGCAGAGGGAGGCGTCGTGGTCAGGATCCCGCCCGTTCCGACGAAGGCACGCTTCCCGCGATCCGCCCCCGCGAAGGCGTAGTAGTCCGCGAAGTAACGGCCATCCAAGGCCACCCGAACGAGGGAGCCCGAAGCCACGCCACTCATGGCGATACCCACGGCGGGCATCTTGGCGATGTTGTTCGCTTTGGCGACAATCGCCAGACCGGAACCGTTCAGGGCAACCGCCAGCCCGCTCCCGGCAATGTCCTCACCGGCCACGAACACGGACGGATCCTGTAGCATCTCGGCCACGTCGTTGGGGATGATGATCCCCGAGGCCAGATGCCATTGCTGGATCTGCCCGCTGGCGATGTCGGAAGTGTTGATCGCGCCTGTGGCGAAGTTCCCCGACTGAATGGCGTAGTCCCCGATGGTTCCGGAAACCACGGCTCCGGAGGCAATCGTTCCGACAGTCACCGCACCGCTGGCGATGTTGCCCGAAACAACTGCACCGGCCCCGATGGTGCCGCTCGATACCGCACCCGAAGCGATGTCACCGAACCCCACCGCCCCGGAGGCGATGTTGCCGGAATTGACGGCATCCTCTCCGAGAGCCCCGGAGGAGACCGCGCCGGAAGCGACAGTTCCATAGGTCACCGACCCGGAACTGAGGTTCCCAGACAGAACAGCCCCGGCTCCAATCGTACCGCTGGCAACCGCGCCAGAGGCGATGGTCCCGAAGGCCACGGAACCGGAACCGAGTTCCCCGGAAAGCAGGGCGCGGGCAACCTGCGTCCCGCTTTCGGTGTTCAGAAGAATAGGCTTGAACGACATCTCTCACCTCCTATTATAAAACCAAGGTCGAACGCCGACCCAATTCCACAATCAAATCGCCCATGGCCGAAACGTATCCGACCTCCTGAAGGGAGCGTCCGGACACGGTAACAGGGGAATTAACCGTCAGTCCTCCGGCGACATCAACGAACACCGTCTTCCCGACATCTGCCGCCGCGAAGGACAACCCAGCAACCCGTCCGCAAATGACGGGATCAAAAGAGAAATTCATGGAGACGTTGGCCGGGGCAACCCCATCCGTTGGCATCTTGATGAGGGTGTCCGCCCGGGACCGGAACCACTTTCCCGTCACCGGATCCTTGTAAACCGGATCTCCCGCCGCCAGCGCCTCTCCCGCAACTTGTGTGAAGACAGCAATATACCCAGCGGATCCACTACCGGGAATGGTGATATTCACCCGGTTGTTCGCCGGATCTTCCGCCGCCGTGACACCCGGACCAATGAAATTCAGGATAGGATGCTCGCCTACCGTCGCGCCCTCTTCCTGAATCCGGATTTTCTGAGGATCGGCCAGAATCCCGCTCAACCCATCCACGTCCACCTGATCATGCCCGCCCTTTTCGTGGGTCGGGGCGTGAGGGCCGACCTGCGTGGCATCCATCGGATGGACGTGGTCGGCACGCGACAGGGAGCAGGAATCGCCTTCTTTCCCGGGACCCGGCACCTGCTTGGCAGGAAAGGCCACGGAGACGTGATGCTTATGGTCAGCGCGGGGGATCTTGAGGGAGATTCCCGCACCCGCAGGCCCCGCCGTGGCTGGAGCCAGATCGGCATCCTTGGCCGTTTCGACCTTGTGTCGGTGATCGATCCGGGCCGCCGACGCCACCGTACCCGGACTGGCGGTGGATCCAGCCTCAACTGGTGAGGGGTTGCTGTTCGCCAACGGGGTGCTGGTGGCCCCATCCGCGATCCCCGCCAGTTTCACCTTGTCCCGTGGATCCATGAACCCCGGAATCTGGCGGGTGACCAAGGCGTGGAGTTCGCCGCCCGCCCGCTTCCCGTGGGAATGAACATGATCAGCGCGGGACAATTCATCCGAAACTCCGGGCGCAAGGGCAAGGTCCGAGATATCCCCGGGAATCCCCGTCGCAACCTTGTGCTTGTGATCCCCTCGCACCAAATTCGGGGAAGATCCCGCGCTGGAATCCGTCGCGTCAGAAGTGGAAATCTCGGGGGTATCGGCGGTGGCGACCCCGTGGCTATGATCCACCCGTGAGGCGGTCTCTTCCGTGCCGGGATCGGGGGCGTTCCCGGCCTGAACCTGCTTGGGTTCATCGGAGGAGAGCAGGATGAACTTGAGGTCGTCCAGCCGCGCTTGGATGTCCGCGTAGGTGCCCTGCGGCTTCAAGCCGAGGATCACGGTGACGGCATCGATCTGCTCTTCCTGCTTGTTGTGGTCGTGTGCGAGGACAGTATCCACGTGGTCTGTGACGGTCTTCTCGATGTAGGGATACTGATACGCCACAACTCACTCCTAGCCAGCCGACTGAGAAATAACCTTGGTGGAGAAAGGAATCCCGTTCCACGACCAACTCAGATTCGCTTCCTGCCCCGCAGTCCCCGAGGCAACAGGCAGGGACACCTGTCGATAGCCCTCGGGATCCGTGAAGAAAGCGGGGGGCGTGGAGAACATCCCGGGGTTGTCGTTCGTGATCGCAGACGCGGAAGTGATGGAGGATGCAACAATGTTGAACCCCGCACCAGCCGATCCGGTCTGATTCAGAACAAACCCGGAGGGCATAATATCAAAGTTGGCAAGAAAGCCACGGGTCTGATCTGTATACCCTTCCGTCACCCAGATCTGAGTAAAGCCTCCCGTGTACTCCGTATTTCCTCCGCCCCCGCCACTCGACGCCCCGGTGACCAAGACCGACCAATGGTAGACGGCCCCATCCTCGTTGAGCATGGGGAGCCCATCCACGGCAAAGTTCAGACCGACGAGGGCGAGTCCGTCGAAGGACTGGCCGCTGTCGCTCTTGACCGCCTTGCCCGGCATGGTGTCGGTCTTGTGGACGGCCTGATCGGTCGTGCCAAGCCGGTAGATGGAGATGGACCGGAGGGATCCATCAGTAAATCCGGTTGGAATGATCCGGTCGTTCTCCCCGTCACCGACGTAGGTTCCGTTCTTGAGCATCTCCTCCTCCAGAATCACCTCATCGTAGGAGAAGTCGGCCCCCACAGCGCAGGGTCCAACCAATGACTGTAGCGTATTTGCCAGAGCCGTCAAGGTGTTGGATCGCAGGAGCAGGTGGACGGCGGAAGAGGTAACTGCCTCGATATCGCCCGCAAATTCAGTCTTGTCGGAGGCATCCTCGACCGGCAGGCACCGGGTGCATCCAAGGGTCTTCCAGCGCAGGGAATTGCTGGTCCTGCTGGTGGTGTTGGAGATCAGGATGCAGTCGGTGTAGTCCTCGGTGTTTCTGGAAGTAGCCTCCTCCTGATCGAAGAACTGCTCCAAGCACACCCGGTAAGGATGGGCGGTCAGGGACTTCAGGCTGTTGGTCTGCTGGCGATAGAACGGCCTGTGAAGATCGGGATCGACCGGCGGAGGAAGGACCCCGTCCGGGGAGTCGGTCAGACGGTTGGAGGTCATCCAGAAGACGGGACGGTAATCCTCCGTCTTGACCGCGTCCTCGATGATCTCCTCAAACATCTCCTTCAGCCGCGTCCGATCATAGGTGTCCACCCACTTGCAGTCCACATAGACCATTTCGCCCTGTCGGCAGACCGGCCAGTTCCTCGGCAGGACCCGGTTGAGTTTGTAGACGATCTGGTCGGAAAGGCAGTCGTCGCACTCCAGCAGGAAGTAGACCGTGAACCTGCCGAATCCATAGGCTTTGCCGGACCCCGAAACCTTCACCCACGGGGTGAAGTCGGTGTCATCCGAGTCCAACTGGAAGGTCTGGGAAAGGCCGGGATTCGGATACTTCAGGGAGGTCCTGTCCGCCCGGTTGGAGATCAGGATGTTCCCGCACCACTCCTTGGCGGTCGCCGCAATCTCCGAGATCAGACGGGCCTCGGCCTCGACGCCGCCCTTCGTGCCCTTGATCTTGTAGATGGCGACGTAATTCTTGATCTCCTCGCGCTGGCGCGTGCAGGTGAACTCCCGGTTGACATCCACGCCGATGAGTTCACCCAAGGCAGGGAGGTTGGAACAGCACGTCTCGTTCACGTCCCACAGATTCGGCATACAGTCGATCAGGCCCTTGACGATGTCCGGCTCGATGGCAATGGACCGGAGGAACCGGGCCAAGGGACCCTTTTTCTTGGGCTCCTTGGTGGGATCGACGTTCTCGTAGAGGTTGAAATATTGAGGGGGAGCCTCTACCAAGGGATTTCCCGAATCGAACGCCCGATAAAGGGCGTAGACATCCCCACCCTTGTCCGGGGACTCCAAGAGTTTGTCACCAAGGATGTAGACGTTGGGTAGGAGGTTGAACAGGGCCTCGGCAAAGAACCCCGTCTGAATCGCCAGTTCCGCCACCTGAGTTTCCACGGAGTAGAGCCAGTAGTCGTTCCCCCCGTAGGGTCCGGTCTCGTACTGGAACTCCCCGTAGACGCTCTCACTCCGCGTGAAAATCGTGTAGTAGTAACACCGGCACGCCTCGATGTTCGACGGGGCCATAGTTTCGCCCGCTGTCGTCTGGATCCTGTCATAGCAATCCGTGATGAACCCGGCACCAGTAGGACCTTCGTAGACAACCTTCCCGTCGTTCGGGTTCTTGGGGAACTCGTAAAGTCTCCTGACCACACGAATTGTATCCATCAGCAGGGATTCGGTGGGGGCCTCCCACGTGAGGATGAGTTGCGGGCCTTCCAGCCCGCGCCGTATGGTGAGATTGCGGACGAGCCTACCGTACCGGGGATCATCCGGAGAGAGGAGAGTGGGCGGAACAACAATAACGGCCAGAGCCATCAGACACCCTCGTCATACTTCGTATGGACGGACCGCAGGATCTCCTCCAAGTACACTCGGAAGAGCAGGCGGTCCTCCTCGCTGATCTGGAAATTCCGCAGGAGTCCATCCAGACTGCTGATGCTGGACTCAATCATCTTCAGCCGGTCGGTCTGCCGCTCCCGCTGGATGATCCGCTCTTTCTCTTCCATGGGTTTCGCAACCCAGTCGTCAATCTCGTTCGGCATTACTGGCACACCCTCTGGGGCCGGGAACCCCCGATGAAGCCCAGCGTCACCTTTCCCTCGGTCATGATCTGGGCGGCATCTATCGGCACATTGACCCCGGACTTCGTGGTCGTCTCAAACCCGGCCCGATCCATCGGCTGGGGGGGCGGCTTCGTTGGATCGGGGCAATCGATGGTGAACCCGATCTCACCCTTGTCGGACAGATAGTGCTTGCCGGTCTCCCCCGTGGTTTGCTGAAGCCCGCTCTTGGTCCCCCGGACCGTGAAGGTATTGGCGGACGTGAAGATCACCGTCCACTTCTCCTCCTTGGAGGTCTCCCCCACCTCGATCTTCCGGGCGTTCGGGCTGAGATCCGTGGGATCCAGATGCACGAAGTCGCAGTTCACGATCCCCACTTCCTTGGTGACAAGGGGCCTGCGCGTGATGGTCGTCAGGTCGATGTGGTCCACCCCGGGGATGGCATCCACAAGATGGAAGAAATCGGACAGGTACAGGGGCTGTCCGAAGTTCACGTAGTCGCTCATCAGGTCGAAGTATCCCTTGATTGCATCGTTCACGGTCATGGTCACCTGATCGAGATCGAAGTTTGCGGCAACGTAAACCTTGCCCTCGATGTCGATTGGGGCATAGATGGGGTCAACAAGCTGGATGCACGTACCGACCATCTTCCGGGCATCCAGATACTCCAGCAACGACTGCTTCAGCACGGCGGAAGGCACCCCGCCACCCCGGGGGGCGATGATGATGTTGACCACGCAACAGCACCCCACCGAACTCTCAAGCCCGGACAAGAAGGAGTTCAGCCGCGCCAACTGCTGGGAAAGGCACGGCTCGGCGGCTAGGATCTCCTTCATCTGGGTCGCCGCGTTCTGATCCACGCACCCCGGCGAGGAGATGTTCACCCGGGCCTTGGCGATCCCCGGGAAGAGTTCCACAAGGACCTCATAATCCTCGACCGTGACCGCCCTGTTCATCGCCCGCAGGCTCATTGGTCCAAGCAGTTTGGCCTCATCGATGGACATCCGGTCCTCGCCGCCGCTGGCGGAGAACTCGTTGTCCGCCGTCACAACAACCGGGATGGAATTGTAGGTGAAGGATCCATTCACCACCGTGATGGTGTGCGCTCCGACGTTTCCGTTGATCCCGCCACCGACCCGGTACTCCGCCCGGATAACGCAACTCGGCTCGGGGATCTTTCCGGCGGAATTGTCCCCGAAGAATACCGTGATGGCGTCCTGCTCATCACGCTCGGTCACGAATACCTTGTCATCCTCCCGGCTCAACATGAGGGTATCCACTTCGCTCCACAATTGATCCCCCGCACCCTCGTTTACGTAAATCTTGATGGTGCCATCAATCACGGGGATCTTGGTCAGAGAGTAATTCTGATGCGAAAGCCCCGTGCTGATCCCGATATCCTCGGAAATTGATGTTCCTTCAACCGCAGAGACGACAACGCTCAATGATCCGGTAGGAATGATGGCATCGGCCACGGTCTCAAAGAAGAAGGCGGTCTTTGTGGCATCGACGGTAGTCTGGACCTGAGTCCCCTTGGGGATCAGCAATTCCCCGAGAAGGGCGTTTTGCAGGCTGAAAGTCATGTCCACGGACGCCGGGACGGCGCTTCGGAGTTCAAAGTCGATCAACCGCAGGAGGTTGATGACGCTCCTGCGCGTGATGGCCGTGGGAAGAAACGCCTCGTTCGCATTCCGATCAATGTAGAAGTGAAGGACATCGGACACGAACGCCACCAGTCGTTGCAGGACGATCCCGAAGTCCGACAGGTTGTGGTCCGTCCACTCTGGGGAGAAGAAGGGGATGGTCCGGACCATGTCCGTGGAGATGGAGGTGAAGTCACGGCTGGTGTAGTCAATGGGCGGTATCCGCTGGGACACCTTGGTGAAAGAGGTTGTCGCCATGGCTACGGCGCTCCGACTTCAATGACGTTGGTGGCCCGCATATCGGGCGTGATGTAGAACGGATAAACAAGATTGCCAATCGTTTGCGTGGAGATAATCCGGAAATCAATGTGCGCCTCCAGAACTCCCTCCTGCGCCCGGGTCATGTCCACTTCGATGCTCAGAATCTCGACCCTCCGCTCCCATATCTGGATAGACTCCATGATCGCGGACCGAAGCCGATTCGCAGTCAACTGGTCGATGGGCTCAAACACGACCCCCTTGGTGTCTGATCCAAACCCCCGGTCGATAACCCGGCTACCAATCCGGGTTCCCAAAATCTGCTGGAGAGCCATCTTGACTTTTTCAATGCTCTCTGCGGGCTTCGCCCCAAGGAGTCGGTTGGTACGACCGGTGGAGGAAAACCGGAATGGGAACGCCCATCCCTTTCCGAGGATGTCGTTCCGAAGAGTCCGGGGCGGAATACGGTTATCAACCATCGCAGGACACCTTCACGGAACTGGGGGAAACCACGTGTTTCCCATCCATCGCCTCCTTACGCAGGCGCTGGACATCGGGAAGGCTGTCATTCAGCACCCCCAGCACCTTCTGGAGTTGAAGCAGGGCCTCCCGCTTCCGCTCAATACTATACTTCCTATCGAGCTTTTCGTCAGGACGAGATTCGGTGATCTCGGCCTTCAGGGAGGACCGCCACGTCGTGAGGATGTTCCGGAAGAATTCCACCTCCACATCGCCCGGATTCTGGCGCAGATAGTTATCCATCAGGGGAAGAAGGGCGTCGATGTTGGACGACTTCTGTCCCATGGCATCACGCTTCCGGTTGATGGAATCTATCTCCTTGGTGATGGAGACGAGGAACTGGCGGAGGCTCTCCAGCCGCTCCGTGGTGGTGCTGTCCTGAAGGTCCGTGAAGACCTGAAGAAACAGATCCCAGTTGGACTCGGGGAGCCCGGACAGAAAGCTGGTGATCCCTGACATGGGGATCCTCCTAATCGGAGAAAACATTGGAAACGGTTTCTTTGCCCACCAGAACAGCCCCGCACTTCAGCTTGTCCCCCACGCGGGCGAGGGGCCTGTCACCATCGAGGAACGTCACGCTTGATCCAGTCACAACCGGATTCGGGGGATGCCGCCGCTTTCCAACCCGGTGGGGGGACACCAAATCCCCCACTCCGCACATCCCAAGGTCATCCCCGAACACCACCTTGCTGGCGGTGATCATCTTACTTTTACCGTGCGATGTCCCCGTGTCCAGACGGGCAACCTTGGAATCGGCCATGGGTTAAGACCTCAATACGCCCCGGAGAATCCCATCCAAATAGTTGGCGTTGTACTTCTGGCAGGCCAGTTCCTTCTCGACCGCCTTGATGTGGGCGATCTGGGCCGGGAGACTGGCAAGCGCGTCCCGAATCTCCTGTTGCTCAATCAGCAACGCGGCCTCCCGCTGGGCCAGAATACTCAGAAAATTCACGAAGTCCGGATTGATCGGAGGGATCCCGCCGAACATGATGCGGATGCACCCGATCTCCTGATCTATCGCCCCAATCCGGGTGTTCATGAAATCAAACCGGGCGTTCAAGGCGTTAAGAATCTGGCTCGCCAGCCCGAGATTGAGTTGCGGGATCTCAAAGTTGATCCGGTCGAGAATGTAGCGAAAGCACTCCTGTAGATCGACATGCTGGGAGAGCAGATCGATCCATGCTTGCGTATCGCTCATCTTGTCGCAGGACATAGGCTACCCCGGACATGGTGGAGAAGGAAAAACCGGAGGAACAATCGACGGCTTCCCTTTCCGATGGAAAATCTTGCTGGCCTTGTCGATGATGTTCCCCGCCGCAATCCGCTCGTAGTTCCCGAAGACGCTGGTCGTGTAGTTGCCGACCACGATCTGGGAGAGGTTGCCGAAGATCACCTCCAGCTTGTTCCCGGCCACCCACTCCGTCAGATCGGCTTGGTTGATCTTTCGCTCGCTTCCGATAACCCAAGAATCCTTCTTGCCAATGGTGGTTCGCTTCTCGTTCCCCTCCACCTTGAGCCACCGGTCTCCCCCGACCCGGTCGGTCATCTTCCCCTCGACGTACACGTGCTTGTTCTGCCCAACGTGGCGCTGTTCGTCCCCGTTGATCTGGATGTAGGCCCGTGAAGCGATCCGGATCGAGAGTTCCCCAGTCACGTCCAGTTCGATCCATGACTTGGATGGTGCGTGCCAGATGTGGATGCGCCCCTGCCCGGGGGTGTCGTCCACCTCGATGATCATCTGGTTGTTCTTGGTCTTCAGCACCTGATTGAACGGGTACTGGGGCGGGGCCTGAGCAACCAGCGGCGACCGGGGCTGTTTCATGGTCTGGCAGTCGGCGGTCCGCCAGACATCGTCCCCCTTGGGCGTCCGGATGCTGTCATCGTTCCGATAGTTGGTCTCCTTGTCCGTCCGCGTCAATTGCGGGGGATCCGGAGGCTGGCCCTTGGGATGGCCCCACCAGCATCCACCGTACAGGGGGCGGTTCACATCCCCGGACTCAAACTCAACGAAGACGGAGGAGCCCACCTCGGGCACAGCAAAGTGCCCATAGTCCCGCATCCCCCCATACCACGCGGTGGCGGGCCATGCCCAGTCCGTGATGATCTCTTTCCCAAGGACCTCCAGCACCCGGCATTTGATCCTACCGAGTCGCTCCGGGTCTTGGACATCCATCACGATGCCCCGGTACTTGCCGTAGTACCGGCGCTCGTTGAAGGGACCGCCTTCAAAGCTGTTGGGTTCCATATTGCTCTTGAGAGTGCAACCGGTTGCACCCTACTTCTCCACTACCGCCTCGGGGAGGCCGGAAACAGGCTCCTGCCGCTGTGTAATGTGCCCCTGTAGGAACACGGCGAAGGGTTGCCGGGTCAGGAACCGGGAAATCCCCTCATGAAGCACGTTGGAGGCCCTGTGGATCACCAGCCCCCAGATCAGGGGCTCACCCCATCCAAGGGAGGGGACCAGCCCATCAATCTGGAGCAGGTAGGCCACGCCCACCCCGCACCAGACGGAAGCGCAGTACCCGCACTTCACGAAGTACCGCAGGAGGTTTCCGTCTGGCAGGCGGGCCTTGATCCATCGCCGGAACCCCCGGAACAGGCGGCTTGCGACGAGTATCTCGGCCAACGCCTCGGTCAGGATCACCGCCACGATGAGCTTGATCAGCATAGCTTCTTGAACTCCACCTCAACCCCGGATGGTGGCGCATACCCCCGGTCATGCATGGTCGCCTCGGCCATCTCCTTCAGCTTCTCCAATACTGCATACCTGTCCTTGCAGTTCACGCAAAAAACGAGACCGAAGGTAAGGGTCGCGCTGGCCTCCGGATTCTTCCAATGGGTGCAAGTCAGGACCGGAGTGAACAACTCATGACTGGTCCCGTCGCATTCCGGCCATTGGCAGGAGGCCACTAAGAGACCTCCTTCCGGCACGTCGAACACCATGCCGTCTTGTAGTACCGGCGAAGGCGCTCGCTGAACTTGTACTGGACCACCACGCTCGATCCACACGCCTTGCATACCCTGCTCCCCACGGAGGTCAGGGACGGTCCGGGTCCGGGGCTCGCCCTCAACAGGGGAGCCTCCGCGATGATCCTTCCCCGGGGGGAGGGGGCCGCAACAATGGCCGTGGGCGGCGCGGGAATATTGGCCTTTGGAAGGCTCTTGAACAGCCCGCGATTCCTCTTTGAGCAACACCCCATGTCTAGGCCCTCACAACGGATTCCTGTGATGGATAATACTCATCCATGACCTCTTTGACTTCCTGACTGCCGCAACGAACTGCCTCAAACCGGTTCCGATAACCCTTGTCATCCAAATCGTGGCTGACCTTGGTGATGAAATACTTCCCGCTGTTCCGCCCGATCCCATCAAGGGTCACGATGTCGTTGGCCCGCAGACGCTCCAGCCCGCACGTGTGGCCCCATCCGGAGATGATGTACCGGGTGGACTGGGCCATACGATCAAGCTGGGTCTGCAACAGGGGCCTCTGTTGCTCATGCCCCTCGTTGGTGATAAACCGCTCAGGCTGTTTTTCACCCGGAATCGTCACCAATTCCTTCCAGTTATTGAAGATGAGAGCCCCCTGAACCGGGTCCTCCGCCTCGGAACTGGTCAGATCGATCTCCTCCTTGGTCATGGGATCGATCTGGTTCAACCTCAGTTTCAATCCCCGCATGAAGGTTCGGGATCGGACAATGAAGTCGTCCAGAAACTCGGGTCCGGCAGTTGCTGGATCCTCCGCCCATGTAAGTCTGTAGCCGCTATCCCTCGGGCGAAGACGATGAAAATGCAGGACGCTCTTCGCCACATACACAAGGTATCCATACATCTTGGCCCGGCGGCACAGGAACTTGTAATCACTCTCATTGGCTTGGATAACCTGATCATGGACCTGATCCGTGGCCTCGGCATCCACGCCAAACCCATGGCGATAGGCAATCTTCCCGGCAATGTCCGAGTCCCGCATCTTCTTGTAAATTTCCCGCCGTTCCGACATCCCCAGCTTTACGGCCTCCCCGTATCCAACGATCTCGATCTGGTTAGGCGCTGTTCCGGCCATAAACCGGCTCTTGGGTCGCTGAACAATAAACGGCCCGAAGACTTCAGTCCCCGGATTTGTATACCCAAGACTAACCGGAAACAACGTCTGTTCCTTGGCAAGAGAAGTGTAATTGAACCGCTTATCGATGTTGCTCAACACCACCCGCGCTGTCGGAAGTTCGGTCCCGATGGTATCCTCTATATGAATCTCTGAGACGATCTCGTCCGCCTCGGTGAAGCCAAAAACGGTGTGTTTAGGAAACACCCGGGGGAGATCCGTGTCCGAGGGGCCTCCCTTGAATCCAAACGCCGAAGATCCAGCGGAGGACCCCGCGACCCCACCAAAGAACGGGGATCGGGAGAGTAGATAGTCTCCCGGCAACCGGGGTTGATCCGTCCTCCCGGCACTCGGGATGACCACAGAAACGGGCTGTCCCCGCCCGCTACCGCCCATCGGGAAGCAACTATCACCGCGCCCCATACGTCACTCAATCTTGGTCCGTGAAACCAAATCCGTCAGGGGAATGGCGATCTCCGCCCCCGGCTCGATATCCAAGGCGAACGCGATCCCGTTCACGTCCGCCAGCAACCACCACAAAAGAGGCTGTCCGCAAGCCAACCAAGCAATCTCGTCAATTACCTGCCCATTCTGGAACTGCTGAAACGAAATCGGATTCCGCATCTGCGAGAGAGTGAACAGATCCCGCTGATGCAGAAATTTCCGGGTCTTTCCATCCTTCCCGATGATGGCGGTAAACTTCACGCCCTCATACCGGGATCCACGAAATACAGGCATAATTCACCCTACTACATGAAATTCATAGCGGCATCGCCGGGGGTAGCCAAGGGCGCAGTATAAGGATTGCCCCGCTTCTCATTGATATCCGCCGCCACCGCCCTCTTGTTTGCATCCTGCGCCGCCGCCTGATTCTGTGCCGCCAGAGCCGCCTCTCCGTAAGAAGCGGCCAATTCAACATCCTGACCGGTCTGCGTGTTGGCCTTCCACGCTTCACGAAAGGTCACCGTGAGCTTGGCTCGCACCGCCCTACCCGCAGAATTGATGTGAGTTCGCTCAATCTTCACCGAAGTAATGAACGCCTTCCCGAGGCAATCCTGTTCCCAACCGGGAAAACTAACCCGGACCGGAGTCTGTGGCTGAAACCTGCGCCCAGCGCCGATACGCTCAGTTCGGGGCCGGGCCGCATCAAGTAGGTATCGGTACATCAACTCCGGGTCTTTGAACAGCGAGGCGGATCCTTGAGACTGGTCTTTCTCAAGGTCCTGCGAATCCATCAGCATATTGTCAACAATAAACGAGATAGTCACAGTCTTTGGCTTATATCCCTTGAAATGCAGTCCGTGCATGGTTCCAGCATGCTCTTGGTCGGAAAATGCTACCTCAAACGATTCCTCGTATGTTTCGGGCTGATATCTCCCCCTCAAGACGAAGGAAGGAAACATTTCGATAGTCCACCACTCACCTAGTGCTGGAGCGGCCATTTTAACCCCCGATCCCGCGCATAGGAGAAAGCGGCTCATTCATGAACCGGTCTCCGGACAGTTCAATCATATGCTCACTCAGGACGCGGGCAAGGATGAATCCATCAAGATTCAGGGTGACCGGTATGGACACCTTCATTGTCTTGGCTCCGGTCGCGGGGGCAGAAGCCGCCGTTCCCCCGGCCTGCACAGAAGCCACGGCGGATGAACTGGCGGCAGGAGCCTCGACCCTCGATGCCGCCACCGTCGTAGCGGGAGTCGTCGCCATCCGACTCCTCATCTCCGGGGTAGCAAGCGGGGACGCCTCCACGGAGGTGGGGGACGCATAGACGGGAGCCTCAAGCCCGGAGTAGTAATCCATCAACTCACGGGACTTGTCCCCGGTGGTGTCGGCAACAGCCCCCAGCCCTTTCATCTGATGGGTAAATTCCTTCAGCGGAGGACGCACCTCGGCAATTCCAACGTCCAGCCCGAGGAACCCGGACCCGAACAACTTGGTCTTGAGCCAATCCGCCGCCTTCCCAAGCCACCGGAACGGGGCGAGGATTCCGTCAATGATGCCCTGCCCGATGCTGACGATGCTGTCCCACGCCCACTTCACGATGGACACGATTCCCTGCCAAACAGCGACTACCGTGTCATAGGCCCAGACAAATGGGGACGTGATCGCGTTCCAGATGATCGCCCCCACCGCCAAGATTGACCTCGCCATCCACTTCATTCCGTCCACGACTCCGCGCCACATCTTGCCAAAGAATCCAAAGATGTCACCGAGATGATCGCGGAGGATCAAAAATGCCAGAACAGCTATCCCAATAGGCCCGGTGAGCATCAGCAACGCCGCGCCGAACACCTTGGTCCACCCGGTGCCCTCCGTAAACATCTCAATTCCGTACTTGATGGCGAAATACAGCAACGCAATGGCCGCGACGACCGCCGCAACGATTGCAATGATGGGCAGGAACGGGACAATGGCCGCCCACGCCGCCGTGGCAAGTCCCCCAAGCCATGGGATAAGACCGGCGATCTTGCCCTTCAAAAGACCAAATCCCTTGCCAAGGGACGGGAAAGCCACGCCCAACGCATTGAACGCCTCCAAGGACGACGTAATCGACTTAGAGACCATCGATATCGTCAAGCCGGTGGTTATGAATCCAATCGGAAGGGCGGCTATAAGAGCAATAAGTGGGGCCAACTCGACAACTACGCCTTTGATCGCGTTGGCGAGGGGGGCGAATGGGCCAAGAAAGTTAGTAAATTCTTGCCATGTACTCCTCAACCACTTCTTCACTCCATCCAAAGTGGATTGAAATCTAATAAACGCCGCTATGACCCACGCGATGGGGCCGAGGGCGAGGATGATGGCAACAGCAAAGGCCCTCATACGGCCCTCTCCTGTCCGGTACATTGCGACCGCCTTCTGGACGGCCTCATAGATCAGGTAGATGGCCGCCGCCAAAAGGACGATCCAGCCAAGAGACCTCAACGCGGCCATGCCGAAATTTCTGAAAGCGGTTGCCCCTGCCTCAAACTTTGCAAAAAACGGACCGAGTGTTGGGTGAATCGTTTTAATCCATAGGTAAGCCTCCGCCACCAGTCCTTTCGGCCCGAACAGGTTAGCCCATGCCCCGTAAAGCATTGAACCAGCCTTAATTGCGATAAGCATCGCACCAACGACACCAAGGATCCCCACCCCCAGCGCCAGCACCCCACTCAAGAACGTCCCAACTACCGGAAGGGCCAGAATCCCATTAATGACTTTGATCACCTTCAGCATCACAGCGACCAGAGAAGAAAACAGGGGAAGAAGGACCATGCCGATCCTCTTCCCGATGACGGACAGCCCCGTCTGCAACCCCGCCCATCGTGAGGCCAGCGTAGCCTGAGTCTGGGCGTACTCCTCGTTGATGGCCTTTGCGTTGAGCATCTCGTCCGCCACCGTCTTCATCTGCTTGGAGAACTGATCCAAGGGCGTCTTGAGCAACTGCATCGCCATCTTCTTGTTGGAGAACCCGAACTCCTTCATGTAATCAAGCGCCTCTTCCTGCGGCAGTTTCTTCAATGCCTGCATGAATGCGAGCGTCTTCTGGTCAGCGCCGACCTTTGTCCAGTCTCGGGCCGAACCGGTCAACTCAGCCAGCGTATCATTCAAATCCTCGCTCTTCTCGTTGGCCGGGTCCAAGAACTGGACAAACTGCAACAGAGGCTGAGTGGCCCTGTTAGCTCTGATCCCCAGCTTCTCCATCGCCGCCGCCATCCCCAGCACTACCGGAACGCCCCCCTCTACGTCTTGAACCATCGGGCCGACTTGTTGCATCAGCATCTGCATACTGCCATACGACACACCGAATTCCCGGTTCATGGCGACCATTGCCGAAGACAGGTTGAATGCCTCTTGGGTCGTCAACGACATGGAGGACATCAGGGTGGTCATCCCCTTCGCCGCCGCCTCCGTGCTTTGCCCGGAGACCTTGCCGAAAATGGATGCCTTGAGGGCAAAATCTTCCAGCCCCGCCGCCCCCACCCGCCCGGACTGCGCCGCCATCTCTGCGGCCCGGAGCAGGGGCTCGGGGGCCTTGCCCAGACCCATGAATTGATTGGCAAGACCGTCTACAGAACCGCCAACATTCTGAACTGCAAAATCAACCTGCACCATGGTGTCTTCAAGTTCAGACGCCGCCCAGATGGCGCTGGAGGCCACGGAAACGAACCCGGCCCCCACGAGCCCAAGACCAGCCCCGAGAGCGGCGGAATTCTCCTTCAGCGCATCTGCCACACTTCCAGTTCTGATCAGACTATCCGTGAACTTCTTGATCGAACCCAGAGCATCGGCGGCTTCGACCAAGAAAACGATCTGGAACAGTCTGGAAATGTCCGCCATGGGCTAGTGCCTCATCTTAGCTGACTGGATCTTCGACTCCATTTCCTCGTTGTGATCTAGGCACTTCTGGAGCCACCACGTCCGCTCCAGATCATCCATCTGCATCACGTCCCCGTAGGTAACCGCCCCCTCCGTGGACATGACGATGTACCAGACCTGATTCCTCAGATCGTCTCCCGCTGTTTGGGAAGCGGAAATAAAAAATCGGAGTTCCGGAAGGTGAACTGGATCTTCTTTCCGCACGAGGGGCAATCCGTCTCCTGCTTGAAATCAGGCCCCGGCTGGCGCTCCGTGAACGCCTCTGCGAAAGAGTCGATGGCCGGGAGGGACAATCCATCGAAGAAGTCCGGGGCGAACGGCCCGGCCTGCCCGTTCCACTCCAAAAGACAGGAGGTATACAGCTTGTAAGAAGCCGCGATGGCATTCTTCTCAAACATCGGGACCACGGCCTTCTGCTCCAACCCACGGGAGAACCGGCAAAGGGCCTTGACCCCCTTGTCCGTATTCATCCGGAAAGCCATCGCGCCCGCCCCATCCACCTCAATGATCTCGTACTCCTTGTCCTCCAGCCGCTTCACATTGATCTCGGAGAGGTCGAACGTCACTCCCAGCCGCTTGCGGCATCCCTCGCACTCCACCTCCGCCCGGACGGTGGATCCCATGGAGACCCGCCGGATCTCCATAAGCAGGAAGTCCCTGTCCCCAGACAGGAGTTCATCCAGAATCCGGCTGTTGATGCTGTAGGTTCCAACCCTGCGGAGGCATTGGGTGAAGATCATGTCGGTGACTTTGGTGGGGCTGGTGCGGACATCCTCGCGGGCAATGGACTTGCGGGTATAGCCGGTCATCGGGAGGATCTCCGCGTCCCGATGAACCTTCCCCTCCTTCAGCAGTCCGCCGGGAAGTTGAACTACGGTTCCCGGCTCTTGAGTTGCAGGGGATCCCTGTGTGACCTCGGCCATGGCTCCTCCTTGGGCACCGCCCAAACCCACGATTCTCATGCGCTACGGCCCTACACCGGACCGTGCGCCGTTCGGTTATGTGCCGACAATTCCCCTCAACTGCGTGGCAAGATTGCTCCCACCGCCGCTCTGGAAGATGCTGACATCCACCTGACCCTCATGGGCCAGAACCACGCTCTCGATGGCGACCTCGCTGGAGCCCGCATCCAAGTCCCCGATCTCAAGGGAAATCGGCCACGCCTGCCGGACCTTGATGGTCCGGGCCACGCTCGATCCATCGCAGTTCTTGACCGAGATGGTGAGGCCCTTCTTATACCCCAACGAACACGCAATGACCGCGTTGCGCCAGTTCATGAAGCTCTCCCGTATGCCGACTCCACGGGTAAGAGTGATGTCCTCGTACTTTCGGAGACCGGCGAACTTCCGCATGAAAGTCTTGTCCATCCCCTCCCGGTACTCGATGGGATCGGTGGCCTCCTTCAGGCCCCCAACCTTGGTGAATCCAGCCGCGACATCGAGGCCCTCGACGTTGACCTCAAACCGGAACGCAGTCGCTGGAGTGATAACCTGTGCCTCGGCCATGGAAATCCTCCTTACCTGCCAAAAACATTCTTGGTGCTGGAAACAAAGCCGGAAAACCTCGCCTTAACCGCCTCGACCATCTGGGCCGATTTTTGAGCGTCATCCGAGGATATCGGGATCATGAGATCGTAGGCAATCGTCAACCGTTCAATCTCGATCTCGCTTGCCTTGGAATCCAAGTCCCCCAACTCATAGGCGCAGGGCCACGCTCTTTGGAACTCGGCCCCCATGATTACAACCGGGGGATTCGCCTTTATCGCCCCCTCTTCTTCCAAAAATCCGCCAGACCACACCCGGATAGTCGCTCGGTAACCAGAATCATGAGCAACAGACTTAAACCACTTTGTAAGTTCCGTCCCCCCGTAGCAAATCCCCCGCTCCAGAACCAACCGACCCCCCTTCCTTGGACCGGGGATCAATCGGGGCATCGTGGGATCTCCTCCCGCACGTTTCTCCTCGACCGAAAATTCCTGCTTGAGCCCGCTGATCTTGGCGAATCCGCCGCTGATAGCACTCCCGCGTACCTCAAACAGGTACTTAAACCCGAAGTTAATCCGGGTCTTCGGGGGGCTAATCTCGCGGATATCCATTATCTACGCGCAAGCTCCTCTTCGATGGTCGTCCCACCGTCCCACAGACCGACCCGAACGATCACGAATTCGGCAGGGATCGGGGGGTTGATCCCGATCTCGACGTTCATGCGTCCCTCGCGGATCTCGCTCATCGGGTTGGTTTCCGAATCGCAACGGACGAAGTAGGCCCGGTCAACGGTCCCATCCTGAGAGAACAACTGCCCACGGAGGAACATGGACTGCAAGAACTCGGAGCAGGCGATCCGCACCGACTCCCACGTCCTCGGTTCGTTCAACTCGAAGACCGCGAACCGGAGACCGCGCCGCAGGGACTCCTTCACGTAGTTCAGGATGCGGCGGACGTTCACGTAGTGCCGACCATCGTGGTAGTTCGTCAGGGTCCGGGCACCCCAGATCCGGATTCCTTCGCCCATGAACGACCGGATGACGTTGATCCCGATGGGGTTCAGGAGATCCTGCTCACCATCGGAGGTGTTGTGGGTCAGATCCAGCACGTCGCGGAGGGCGACGTTGGCCGGGGCGAACTGGACGCCACGGGTCACGCCCGTTTCCGCGTACTTGCCCTGCACATGGCCCGAGGGCGGGACGACCAGCCGCTGGTTCCCAACCACCGGGTCGCGGACGATGAGCCACGGGTAGTACAGGGCCGCATAGGACGAGTCCACGTTCAGTTCGATGTTGCGGAAGTTGATGACCTCCATCGGATCATCATCGGCCACCGGGGCATCCAGAACCACCATGAGGTTGCCACGGCGCTCGGCCAGCCCCACCGCTTCCTTCTCCACCGTGACCAGCGTGATCCCGGGGACGGAGAAGAAGTTGAGTTCCGTCTGCTCATCCAACAGGAAGATCCCGCTCTTTGGAGCGACGGGAGAGCCGATATAGTCGGCATCCGTCAGCGCGGCACCCTCGGTCCCGCCGGTCAGCGGGAAATTGATGACCGGCTCGGGCAGGGCATTGAGGACATCCACCAGCGGCGGGAACAGATCGACCACCGACAGGAGCTTGGATTCGTTCCCTTCGCCGTACAGCCGGACTTGGAAGTAGTCCCGGGTGCTGGTCGGCTCGGTGGAAAGACCCTCAAACTGCTCGCTGAACCTCCCGTTCTCGTAGACGTAGAGGTTGAACTCCAAGGACGTGGCAATGGTCGTGTTGGCGGGGAGGGTCGCCGCGCCCGAGATGACGATGGGGGCGAAACGAATGATCAGCCCGTCAATCCTCTCCACCACCGCCGACCCGTAGTTCGCACCATCGTCAAAGTACATCCGGGCACCGATAGCCAGATTGCTGACCGAGCGCAGGGTGGCCTGCGCGTCACCATTCGCCAGCGGAAGAGCCAGCAGGGTGTTCAGCCGGTGAGCGGACGACGAATGGACCAAGGTGGATGCAGGCGGGAAGACGAACGCCGGGGGAAGGCCAAGGATGGGCCGGACCACCAGTTCCCGGGTCCCCACGATGATGTTGAAGACGAAATACTTGCCCTTGGTGGCGGACACCAAGTCCTCAAGGACAATGAGATCCCCGCGCTGGACGTTCCGCAGGGAGGAGACGGCGATCAGGGTGGATCCATTCTGGACCACGGCGGTCGGCTGAAGGATCGTCCTCCACCGCTCGACGTTGACCGACACGTCATTGCCCCACGCCCCGGCGGAGATGGCCGCCGCGTCGAGCATGGGAGCGGCTTCATGGTTTGCCAACTGGGCGGAGGCTGTCAAGGCCCCCAGCCCAAGAACGCGGACCACGAAGCACCGTGTGCCGCCCTCGTTGAAGAAGGCGCGGACAGAGGGCTCAAGGAACGATCCTTGATAATATCCGCCGAACTTGTCGTAGAACTGGCTGACCGAGGTCACCAGTTCCGCCCTGCTGGTCACGCCCTTCTTGGCGACACCAACGAACCCACCCGTGTTGACTCCGACCCCGATGATTCGCGGGACACCCGGCTCCTCGATGACATAAACATCGGGATGGAGGGTTTCGATTCCTGCGAGCGCCATGAGTTCACCCTTCCTTTTTCGGGGCCGCCCCAGTCAGGAGCCAGCACCCTCTCCACACCGAATGGAAATAAATGCCCGGACTGTCGCCTGTCCGGTGCGTTTGGGATTATCGCCTCGCCGCCATTGCCGTCCGGTCGATCAACAGCTTGGCACCGAGCAGTTTCTGCACCTCCCGGCTGTTGAACTGGGCGTCCGAGAGTTCGATCTCCTGCCGGGGGATCCAGATGGCGCTCTCCCGATCCCCGTTCGACCTCGTCGTGTCGAGGTTCGCCACCTGCTGGGTCAGGGAGACATTCATCAGTTTGTGAGCCATTGCCGTTCTCCTAGATCCGTTCCACGTAAATACGACGAAGGTACGATGGTATATTCAGGTTACAGGTGTTTTGCGCCGTAACCATGATGTTCACGTCCTTGATCAGCGGAATAACACCATTTTCTACCCTAAGATTCGGTTCGTCAAGGTCATCCAAGATGCCCTTGAGCCAGATCATGCCCATGATCTTCAGGTCGATCCCACAGACGAAAAGCCCTTGGGCCACCCGGTCTTCCGACACTTCCCTCTCTGCCGACATGATACAGTAAGTTTCGCCCGTGGCTACGGAGAAAAAGTGGTCGCTCTTGTCCAAGATGCGGGCACAGGCGTCGATCATTTGGAGGGCCTCCCGCTTCAGGGAGGACTGCACCCGGACGGTGGCGTAGGCATAATAGAACACCCGGAAAAACTGAAGCCGCCCAAGCCCCTTGGCCCGGTTCCTCTCCACCTCGGGCTTCCAACTCCGAAGATCCACGTACTGCTCAATGGAGGTAACCGTCACCACGATGGAGGGGATCTTGCTGATCTGGAAGAAATCCTCGGCCCCGATGAACACGTCCGGCACCCCGGTGAACCGTACCTCCATGTTCCCAATTTGGGGGCCAAGCATGGTGACAACCCGCCCGGACAGGGAGGAAAAAAGGTTGATCAGCCGCCCGGGGTCCGTCGTGGTGTTGTAGACCTGAATCGGCTCGGTGATGGTGACCTCAAGCCCCGGCTCCGTGGCAATCGTGATGGTGGAGGCCGCCGTAGCCAGTTCCGCGAAGTAGAACATCGGAACCTGCACGCTGGTGTCGATGTATCGCTTCAGGGAACGGGTGATGTCCTCGTAGAAATCCATCTTGTGATCGTTGTAGAAGGAAACCCCGCGAAGAATCGGGCGCTGTCTGCCATCCGTGCTGGGGGTCAACCGGGCCTTGATCCGAACCTGCTTGGGCGTGATCAAGGGGAGCAAGGGCGAGCGCAAATCAACAATGTTCCCGGGATTGTAGGTGTTCAGGTAGATTCCCGTCGCCGGAAGCCAAGCATCCGGGCCATCCACCCACACGTACCACGTCACCCCGTTGTCGTTGGACAACTGGTAATCGATCTTGGCCCGCAGGGCTTCATCCATCGTTGCAATCTCTGGGTCACGATCCCACGCCTCATCGAACCCGAACAGGCTCTCCAGCCCTTCCGCCGCCCAGTTCCTAAGAACCACGGTCGTCTGGTAGTATTTCCCATCCGGGGAGTAAGCGGATTTATCAATATCCAACCGACGAAGTGTCAGCCCGACCGGGGGCAACAGGACGCCCTTCTCCGCCAGATCCGGAAGGATCGCGGGCTCAAAGGACATGCCCCAATCAGTAATCAGTTGATCCAGATGCGTGGACATCAGCCCAAGTCCTTGATGATCTGATCAGCCAAGGAATTCAGGATTCCCTTCGCCATCTGGTCCACCTCCCGCATTGCCGGGGCGAACCATGGTCTCATCGGAATCCGGAGATACTGCGTGGACTCCCTAAGAGGGAACCCCTTATGGGCAAAGAACCTACGCAATTCATCAGAGACCGGAACGGTGGCTCCTCCCTCATGGACCGCCCCGACCAACTGAAGATCCTGCCCCTTCTCCCCCTTCGCTCCTGCGGGAATCCCCGCAAACCACCTCTTCGCCTTCTTCCAGATAGTGATGGAGTTCACAAAACTTCCCGAATCGATCAGGATCCGGGCATCGCCCTTGATGGCCTTGGTGATCTCGGTCAGGGACTCCCACCCCTCCCTGCCGCCATTGATCCCCTCGACCATCCGCTCCTGCGCCAGAATAGCCAACTCCTTTTGGGCCTTCATGGTCTTCTCACCGGTCAACACCTTGTCGGCCCGGTTCAACTTGGCAATGAGTTTCCGGTACGTCCCGTACTGGGCGAACCTCATCTCCACTTTGTCAGCCATCAGATCGACCCCAACTTCTTCCTCTGCTGTTCCGCCTGTACGTGGAGCAGGATGGGAAGAGCAAACGTCTTCTGCCGGTTGCCCCCGAATGGGGACGCCTTCACGGACTGGATGACGTTGAAGTCACAGGGCACCCCGTCGATCTCCACAATCCGGTCCCCCTTCTTTATGACGAACCCGGGGGAAATCAAATTCAATTCCCTGAACCGGAACACGAAGTGGACGGCGGAGGGCACCGAGTCGCCCGTCTGGGTCCTCTGCAACTGGAAGGTCTGCTTCAGCCCCACGGTCTGCCCGATGATCTCAACCGGCTCCGAATAGGTCCGGTTCTGCTTGGCCTCCCTGAAATCAGAATCCTTGACCGTCGTGGTCGTGTTCAGGATCCGAACCTTCACCTTGATCCGGTTGATCCCAACCGGCTGGTTGTACGGGAACGCAGGCGGCGGCATCCATCACCCCTCACGCAAGCCCAATGTACATGGCCGGGGTGCTGAACTGCTGGAGGATGTCGTCCACCTCCACGTTTCCAGTCGTCCAAGAGCCCCCCGCGTGCCCGTTCGTGGCGGGCATGGGACTCATCCCGTAGGAGTATCCTTCCACCGACTCGCTGTTGAGCCGGGTCCCGATCCCGAAGGGGGACTGGGCCGTGTCGATGTCCCCGATCTTCTGCCACCGGTCGCGCACCATGAGCAGGCACGCCCGCTGAATAAGGTCGGGCACCCGCCCGTATCTGACCGCAGGAGACCCCGAGGGGCAGGAGAAGTTCACGGCCTCGCAGGAAACCCGGGTGGGGGCATTCAAAAACCCCGTGATGATGACCGACCCGGATTTCGGGAACGGATCCCGCCCGACCAGAAGCGTATCGTTGACGTTGAGTCCGGAAATGCTGGAAACCGGGATACTGGTGTCCCCGACATCGATCTGTGCCGTGGTGATGGTCCGGACCGGGGCAAAATCGTCCACCAGCCAACCGAACACCCCATCCATGATCATGTACAGGGGGTAGTCTGGCAGGCGGGTATTCCGCGACACCATCATCACGTACCGGGGCTTCACCTGATACGCAACAGCGGGCATTTCAACGACAGCGAGGTCTTCGCGCCCCATTCGCAGGGCGAAGAAATCGAGGATCGGGACTTGATTGGGGAGACGGACGATGCTTCCGTCCGCCCCGTCTGCCCTGTGGACCAGCCGAACGGGCATGAACCATTGGTCGGTCAGACGATTGATCCAATGACTCATCGCCCCGATCAGGGCCGACAAAGAGGGGTCGTCAATGCTGAAGTCGCCAGTCGCGGGAATCCCAGCATACCGTGCCTGCGCGATAGTGACGTAGGCGAACGGGATGTGCAACCCGCTGGCGAAACCAGACCCAATGCCACAAAGTGCCATCCGACCCCCCTACGGAAACAGACGTTTCCGCACAAAGTAGTAGTACAGCCAAGGGTCGGCCATGTCCTCGGTTACATCCCGCCACTCCTTGACGCTGATAGCCATCTTATCGGATGGGAACCGTTTGGGATCGATCATGGACACCCGGTTGGCCGGATTCACCGGGGGAAACGGACCAACCGGGTTCAGGGATGCATCCACCTCCCTAAACAGGTACACCCCCGACTCGGGGGTGCCCATGAGCAGGAAGATGTTCGCGTCCCGTGGGTCATCAACCTGCGTGGCGGAAGTCTTGGAGAACGTATAAATCATACCGCTGGCGGGGCCGACAAATTGTCGGACCCCGCCGAAGCGGTATGAAAAGTACCTCGACATCCATCCCCCTTCCCCCCTCTATCGAGGGAAGTCGGATAACCGGTCTACATGACCAGCGTCCGGCGACGGATGTTCTTCGTCTTCACGATGGCGTCCACGTTCTCGACCTGCGCGTCCGCCTGATTGTACACGATGGTCTCGATCTGGTCCGTGTTCTTGTTGAACTCGGTGAAGATGCGGGTTCCGTCGAGGATCCCGAAGATGAAGTTCTTCGGGTTCGCCAACAGGAGGAACGACCCCTCGTACACCGTGTTCGACGTGCCAGCCGCCGCGCCCGTGTGGGTGACGCCGGGGACGGGCGGGAACGGGGTGACGACCGGATCGTTCGCCGGGAGCAGACCCAGCGTGCTGTACGCCTGAGAGGTCGCCGCGACCGGCGACAGAAGGATGGTCGAGGCTCCACCAGTCGTGGGGCTGACCAACAGGAGACGACCCTCGCGGTCATCGCGGGCCACGTCAACGAGGATCAGCGCGGGGAACGCCGTCTTGAGGGCGACGTTGATCTGCCGGGCAACCTCGGACGTGTTGAGCGTCCCATGAGACAGGGTCACGGTGACCAGCCCGATGGCGTCGATGTTGAGGATCAGCGTGTCGTTGGACGAGGTGATCTGGAACGGCCCGTACTCCGCCCCGAGGAACTCAGCCGCCGTCGCCGCCGTGATGGCGATGGGAGCGTCGTCGGGGATCAGGGGCACGCGGATCATCGGCGTCCCGAGGGGGGACATCTCGGCCCCCTGAAGGGCCGCGTCACCGAGGATCGTGCCACGGTCGGAGACCACGTCCGCCCAGTCGGTAGCGATAGCGTCACCAACCAGCCAGCGCAGACCCGGATCGTTCTTGTACTGCTTGGGGATCCGGCGCTTCATCTCGCTGAAGATGCCCTTCTGGATGGAGGCACCCTTCACGTCGAGAAGGTGGGCGCTCTCGGTCTGGGTGGCCCAGCCGTTCAGACGGCGGAGCAGGCGGTCACGCGGGGTCGTGCCGACCGTCGTGATATCGCCGTTGATGGCGAGATCCTCAAGGTCGGTGGAGATCCGCTCGACCATCGTGTTCATCACGGTCTGCTCGAACTCGTTCTGCTCGATGTTGCCCTGCAACACCTCGGTCGTGATGTTCCATGCGGAGCGGAGCTTCTGCGCCCGGAGGACGATCCTCTGGAACTTCGCCCGGGACAGATTGCCCGTGTCCGTCGCCTCGTCCACGGACTCGGTGACGGGCTCCCCGATCCACAGCTTGTCCACATCCATCAACGGACGGGGCATCCTGATGAACCGGCTGAGAGGCAGGAGGACGGAGAACTTCTTGACGAGGGTGATGAACTGCGTCTGCTGTAGCGGATTCAGCAGACCGCCAGAAAGCAGACTGCTCGTGGCGATGGTCTTCTCGATCATCTCCTCGTTGAGAGTGTTCTGCCCAGAACTGCCACGACTCGCAACTGCGGTATCCATGAAGCTATCTCCTTTCCCAAAGAGGGGTTTACAGACCCCACCAGAAATCAATACTTGGACAACGCCTCAGACGCGGCCTTGTTGAAGAGCCCCTGCCACATCCCGACCCGACCCTTGGGATGAGCCACCGTGGAATCATCGGATCCACGGGGGCCGCTGTGACTGACGCCCCCTGTCTTCTCGACTCGGTTCATACGAGCCTCCATCTCCGCGAGGCGGCGAATGGACTCGTTCACCATCGAACCGATCCCCTCCACCGACTTGTTCACCTGATCGAGGCCCTTGGACTGCTCCTCCATGACCTTCTCGACAGCCGCGAGGACCAGATCCTTCGTGACCTCGACGCTCTTGTGGAGAACGACCTCCAGCCCCTCATCCAAGGACTTCCCGAACTGGGAAACCTCAGAAGCCTGCGGGAGCCTGCTCGTCTCCGTCAGGTTCCGCATCGTGGCATCCATCGCATCCTTGGCCGTGGGTGCCGTGGTCTCGATCTCGCCGCCGGTCTGGATGTTGCGGCGATGGTCGGTCACACCGGAGGTCCCGACATCCGTGGAATCGCCCTTCGGGGCCTTGTCGGGAATGTACATCTTGCCCGGAGCCAGACCCTTTGCGCCAGACAGGGGGGCGTAAGGGCCTCCAGCCACGATCTGGGACGCAGGAGCCGTCTCATCCGAGCCGTGATCGGCCTGCGGATTCTGAGCGGCCTGCTTCGCCAGTTCGTACCGGGTCGTCCAGAGAAGGTTGAAGAGGTTCTTCTCGGGGGACTCGGTCTCGGTCTCATCCAGTTCCTCCTCCTCGGTGGAGGGGGTGGTGTAGCCCTTCTTCGACAGAAGAACGGCGATGTCGCGGGCCAGATCCTCGGCAGTCGCCTTGCCGCACTTCGCGGCGGCGGGCTTCAGACCCTCCTGCTCTGCCATCGTCTTCGGCGTCTTGGGGGTCTCGGTGTTCCGAGGGGTCGCCACGGCCTTCTCGGGGCACGCGCATTCAGCGGCCTTCTCGGGGCAGACGTGAACCGGATGCTCCTGATTCTTCGGCGCAGTCTCAGGGGCCGGAACCTTGGGTGCGGCGACAGTCTTTGCCTTTTCGGCGGCCTCTGTCGCGGGGGCCGACTCAGTCTCGGTCACCGGATTGGACTCCGGGGTCGTGACTGCCGTCTCAGGCGGCGTTTCCTTTTTCATCTCCCTCGCTCCTCCAAACATATCCTTGAAAGCCCTTCCCAATGAAGCAAGCACACCCATGCCTGCTTTCATGTCATCCGTAACCGGCTCGGGGGACGCGACCGGAGGAGGCTCGACCTCATGGGTCCAGCCTGCCTTCTCGGCATCGTCCAACGCCTTGGAAATCGCCTCCACGAAACTCGTCCGGGGGTTCGCGGCCTGCTTCTCCCGGGTCGAGGCGATGTGATCGAGGTCAAGATCGTTGATCGTGCGGGCCAGACCGTTCTGCGTCATCTCGATGGAGACCGCCTCGCGGTTCTTCAGGTTGAGCTTCCCACCAATGGAAAGTTGCCGCTTGCAGTTCCCGGCGGCAACCTCCTTGAAGAGCTTGCGAGCCTGCGGATAGTCGCCGTCGAGTTCCACATCCACGACGAGTTGCCGAACCTTCTTCCCATCCTGCTCCCGCTCAAGGATCTCCCCACCCACCGTCCGCCCGAACTCAAACACCGAGCGGTGGGTCTCAAGGAAGGGGACCCCGTCCTTTGCGGACTTCGCCATCTTCTCCAGCGCCTTCTGGCTCATGCGGTCACGCTGGAGGTCGATCCGGTCGTCGCTGGCGACGGCCCGGACATGCATCTTCCCCTTGTCGTCCTGCCACGCCTTCTCGCAGGTGGCATCAAAATCGATGCGAACGTCGGACAGGTTAATGGGATCCATTGTTCCCTCCGGACAAACTCAGGTCCAAACCCCTCCGCGACATCTCTCGCGCATCGGACATCAGTTCGATCAACATTTGCAGGGACTTCTCGGGCGGAACCCCGGTCATCAGCTTGGGGATGATCGCGGGCTTCTTCTGCGGCTCCTGCTGGGTCATCGTCCTGCCGGGAGTCGGAGTCTTGACATCGGCCTGCGGAATCTCGATCCCCCAGAGCAGATCGTCCGGCTTGCCCGCCTGCGCCTGCCCCCCGGCATCCGGCTGTACATCCGCCACCCCGGGAGAGACCTCCGCGCCGGGGGGAGGGGCTCCGGGTGCCGCAGGTGACGGGGGCTTCTGTTCGTCCTTGAGGGTGATGGCGAGGGCGAGCCCCGCCGAGAGTTCGGCCAAGGCCACCGCCAAGGGCTTGTCCCCGAAGAAGTAATCGTTGGGGTACGGAGGGCGGTTGAGCCTCTCGCGCAACTCATTCGGAGTGATGGCCCCCAGCGCGGCGTAGATGTGATCCATCCGCGCCTGATCAAGGGGGTCGGTCAGCGTCATGCGGGAGAACCGGAACTGGACCCGGATCTTCTTGCGAAGCGCCTGCATCTCATCCGCGTCATCCGGGGTCTTGGGATCGTTCCCCATCATGGAGCAGAGAAGATCCATCACGATGGTCTGATTGATCTGGTACTCTTTCTCCAGCCGATCCGGTTCAAACTCCTGCTCGTTGGTGATCTCTCGGGAGACCGCCGCCGAAGCCTTGTTGACGTTCTCGGTGGAGAAGAAGACCGGGGCCAGACCGAAGATTTCTCTCACTTCCTCGTCATTGGCGCTACGGTACGTCTGGAAGGAGGCGTCCTCGGTCACACCGACCGTCAGCGGGCGCAACTCCACCATGGTCTTGTTCTGCTGTTGGAACCCGACCTTGGTAGGCTCCACTTGGATGATCATCACCCGGTGGGCCTGATCGGGGCCACGGGCCTTCCCGCGCACGAAGTCCTCGATCTGCTGTTGGGACTCCTGCGTAAGCCTACCGCCAGACACCAGAAGGGCCATTCTGGGAACCGCATCGTTTTCAAAGAACGACACATTTCGGATGGCCGCCATGCGGTTTCCGGAGATGGCCGCCGAAGCGGGAACATACCGGGGTGATCCATAGAACGAAGACAGCGGATCGTAGACCTTGAAGTGGAGGATCTCGGAGGCGCGTTGATCCGGAGGCAGGGAGGAATTGCCGGAGTACCAGTCCCCGGATATCGCATCCATCACCCGCTTATCACCAAACTCCTTGAAGTAACGCTTCTGGTTTCCACGGATCTGGACGAAGCCATAGACCTGAGTGCGCCCCTCGACCTTCTTCATGGATCGGACGCGCATGGTCGTGGCCGGTACGTGGTACAGGCGGTTGATGTCGCCCCTGTTGTTGCGCACAATCTCGATATATCCGTTTCCCGTGGCTTCCTCATCGACCTTCATCAGATAGAAGATTTCGGAGAGGGGCATTTTCTCGTTGGGATAGCTGAACAGGGCGCGGAGCTTTTCTCCCTGCTCAACAACAATGCTCTTGTCCGTCTCCGGGGTCTGTTTCGTGATGGGGTGCATCGGCTCGATGTGCCATCCAAGCCCCACCGTGTTCCGGGCGAATGACCGGATGCACCGGGCGAGCCGCGTGTTCTGCTCCAGCGCCTGTGCCCACGTGTTGGGGTTGAACCGGGGAGGAATGAATTCCCCGGCGGCCATCTGGTTGAATGGATCTTCGGTGATCTGACGAGACTGGGACTTCCGGTCGCTTCCGCCATCCCCATCGGAGGCGTCAGCCTCCTCTAGCCCGCCGCTTTCCCGACCGACAAGAGTGACCTTGAGCAGATTCTCCATGTCCTCCTTGGCGATGGACCTTCGGAGGATCGTATCGGCCACTTCTTCCATGGGAAAATCCGGCATCATCAAACCCCAAGTTCCGCCCAGACTGCCAAAACAGACTGGACCTCACCGCCTGCCGCCCCGGTCACTCGGAACCGGTAGCGGGTAGCGGGAACCAACGCAATCGGACTGGGCGAGGCCGCGTTGGGCCAACGATACGACTTGACCGCCGTAGCCAGCAGGGAATCGATCAGATAAACCCGGTCCCCATCCATCACTTCAAGGTACAGGTTTACCAGAGTCGCGTTCGCCCGTTCCCACAAAACAGTCCTGAGAGTGAACGGGTGATATCTTCCACCGCCGACCAACAGCAGAGTCTCGGCATCCTTGGCATACGCACGTTCAGTCTGAAAAACGCCTTCGGATGCGCCCATGTCTCACCCACCCCATTGGATCCAGAGATTACCGGGTTTTGTGGCTTTTGTCCAGAACGAACTATTCTGGAAAAGGCCGAACCCTGTTGCCGGAACCTTCCGGCAACAGGGGCGAACCTCCCGGCCTACGCACTCAGGATTTCCAGCTTGGGTGTCGGAACCACGAAACCGGGAATCGCCGCCGCAACGAGAGCCGCCCTCAGTTCCGCGTTCTCTTCCATCAGGGCCACGACCACATCCCGCGTGTCCCAGATGTCCGTGTTGCCACGGCTGAATTCGGGCCGGATCTTGACGATCTGCCCATCACCGATCACCTTCGGATCGCCGCCGCCAGCAGGCATGGTAACCTCCCTAATTAGAAACCTTCGGCCCAGAGGTACGTCCCCTGAACCCCCATAAGAACAGACAGGAACTTACCACCGTCATCAGGAAAAACAAACCCCTCTTCCCCCGCCAAGCCTGCCATGATCTCTTGGATCGCCGGGTCGGATGTCCCGGTCTTCTCCACGGCTCGGCCATCCTCCAAGGCAAACAGGGCCATCTGCCTTGGATTCCCCTCCTCATCCATCGCCATGATCCGGACGTTCTTGGCAACCTCCGCCTCGATCACAGCACGCCGCCGGTCCAACTCCATGATGATCGCGGGCCAGTTCCCATCGAATGGGATCGCCTTGTCATCCACCGTCGCATGGAAGAATATTTTCCTCGACTTCTGCGCCCCGTCCGCCGGGGGATTCTCGTTAATATAGTCGAAGGGTATGCCGTTGGCCTTCAGCACCTTTTCAGCGTCAGCCTGCCCCTCGGCATCCCGGGCGGTCCAGACAATGATCCGCCACCCCGTCTTACGGAGATGGAGGAGCGCATCCTTGGCCCCCGGTAGCACATGATCCCGCTCATCTGCGATGGTGTTGTCGAAATCCACCGCAACGGTCGGAACATGCACCCCGGTGACTACCACAGATCCCCGAGCCTCTGCCATACATCCAGACCCTTGAGTTGCCTGACCCGCTTCAGGACGCCGCCCTCCTCGCCGCTCTTGAATCCACGGCCTTGGAGGATACGGTAAACGGCGTCCTCATCGATGGACTGGATCTCCGCCTGAACATCCGGGTGGATTTTCGTGCCAACGAGGTGCTTACCAGCACTTGTCCGGAACCACTTCCGCTGGTCACCCTTCACGAAAGCGTACCCGTTGTCGATGGCGTATACGCGCCGATGACGATCCATGATCCAGTTGTTCGCGTGCCTGTCGATTTCACCACGGATGAAATCAAACGCGGCAAGGCGGTGCAACCAAGGGTTTTTCTGATCCTGCCGGTAATCATACCCCTTGCTCTGCCACTCCCATGCCGTGGGGCGACTCACCCACGCCTGCACGCTCCCGTATCCAAGCTGGGAAACGTGCCTTCCCACGGTGGGGGGAACAAGGTCGAACTTGAGTTCCCGGTCGAGTTCGTAGGACAGGATCTCCCGCTCCGGTCCGGTGATGTTGATGTCCACGCTCTCGCAGTACCGCTTGTTCTCAAACTGGCAGTAGACCGTCTTCATCACCGCCTGACGGGTGGTCATTCCGCCCGACTCCACCCCATCAAGAAAAACCACCTTATAGGGGCGGTGCAGTCCCCTGCCGATGGACGCAAATTCCGACTCCTCCGCCGTCCGGAGCATCATCCGCATGACTTCCCGGTCATGCCAGCCGCCCGGCTTTAGGGAAGTCGGCGTCCAGAAGGGACCTCCGCTCGCCGCGTCCAGATGGTCTCTCAGGAATCGACTGCCCAGAGAGACCCCCCGGTACTCTACCGGGGGTCCGCCAAACGCAGAGAACATCCGCCCCATCCGCAGGGATTCGACCGTCTGCATCAGTCACCCAGCGTCATGACCCGAATCCGCTGATCCGCCCCCTGCATGGTGATCTTGATCTTCAACACCCCGGCGGGGCCGGGCGTGTTGGGACCCACCTCCAGCAGAACGGTCTTGTACACCTTGTCGGAGTCGCCCTTGCCGTCGAAGTTGACGAAGAACCCCTCGCCATCCGCAAGGATGATGACGTACCTCGGATCCGCGATGGATGCAAAGTACGGGGCCAGATCGAGGACGACCGCCCCGAACACGTCATCCAGAAGCTCCTTCGCGTTCAGGGCCGCTCCCGTCACCGACTTGCTGATCGTCGGGCCGTCCGAAGGGGACAGACCTGCGCTCATGTTTGCCGTGAAACTTGGATTCGCCATCGAAAATCCTCCCAGTTACCCCCGAGGAATATCGAAGGTATGAGTATGACCGTCAGCCTCGTCCACCATCCCCACCGTAGTGATCGGGTGTTCGTGGCCGTTCACCATGTCGGTCTTTCCACGTACCACGCATCCATCCTTTGAGGCAATCACCAGCACTCGATGTTTATGTTCAGGAGCTAGAACTCCGGAAACCAGATCGGTAATCGCCTCGACCCGCTTCTCCCCGAACTCCGTCCGGGGTTGCCAATGCCACGCGCTATTCTCGTCCGGCACCGACCCGGCGGGGATGTTGTGGGTCCCCCCGGGGATCGCGTGGAACCGGTCGCACCTGCCCGTGGCATTCATCGCCAACTTCCACTCCTCGCACCACCCAACAGAATCGAGGCTCTTCAAAGTCTCGGCGGGCTTGAATCCCGCGCAGTTGGCGCACGCCGTCGCCGTGCCCTGCGGGATCTCCATGCAGATACCCCGCTTCAGGATGGCCGAGGTCTGGTCCGGCTGGGAAGCAAGTTCCCATCCATCCTTGCCCAGAACGTCAAGTTGGGCGAGGAGGTCTGGCAACAGCCGCTTCTCAACGAACTTGTACTCGTACCTCATCGGAGTACCTCAGTAAACAGGAGCCGCCGGGGGAGGAAGCGAGCCCGGACGGTTGGGGTCGCTCGTCACCTGATCCGAAGGCTTCCCGTAGACATCCACGGGATCACGGGGGTGCGCCCACGCGCCGAACTGCCCGGGGGCCAGTTTGACCTGCCCACCCATGCGAGCGAGGGACGACATGACCGCCGGTCCATGAGTCGCCAGACCCGTCTGAGCCGACACGATGCGGGGTTGCATCTCGACGTTGCCGCGCCGGGCGAAAGCGCCCAGTTCATCGGCCTCGGCGGGAGGAACGCCCTGAACACCCGCGCCGGGGATGTTCGACGGAACCCGGGGCTGGGGCGTGGGGACGATCTGCTTCTCCACGTCACCGGTCCGGGCGCGACCAGACTTGCTGATGTTTCCGCTCTGCCCCGAGCGGGCGTAACCTGCGAGACTCATACCACACTCCTTAAAAAGAGTGCAACCGATTGCACTCAATCCTGAGTTTCCCCTGCCGGACTCGCCAACGGAGCAAGACGCATGACCAACGTAGTATCGCGGGTAGCCAACGGGCTGGAGATCAGGGTTCCACCCTCCTTCTTGACCTCCTCGATCTCCACATCCAGCCCCCAGAGCCTCTGCTCAATGACCGTCTCCAGCTTGGAGCAGTCCTTGGGTATCTGACCCGGAGGAAAAGATTCCTTGGTCACCTTCACGGGGGCAATATACAGCTTTTTGACTTTCACCGCCGGGGGAACGAACGGGAGATCGAACTTCGACCCCATCACCCCCATGGGCATCCATTGAAGAGCCACCACCCGATCCCCAACCTTCAACTGCTTTGGCCGAACGAACGCAGGAGGCTCCTCGGGGAGATTACGCTCTAGCATCAATTTTCCGGTGTACTCCGTCACCGGGCGAGCGCCCTTGGTGATGGCGTCCTCCACGATGGACTTCGCCTTGTCTGTCATGGGCAGGCGATCAAACCCGCTGTCCTTCAAGATCTTCTCGATGTCCACCGTCTGCTCAACGGCCTTCTCGGTCTTGGGCTTCTCGGGCTTGACTTCGCCCTTCGTCACGATCCTGATGGAAATTTTTTCGGGCAGTTTGGCGGCCAATTCGCGGATACGCTCCTCGGGAAGCCCCGTCTCTACGATATCCATAAGACGACGAACCTCGCTTGGCTCCCGCTTCCTGCTGATCTCGATGGAAGAGCCATCCGCGTGTTCAAACAAATCAACGCGGGGGTTCTCCCGCCCGGACGACATCAACTTGAACCCACTCATCGCTATACGGGGGATCAGATCCTTGAGCGCCGCGATGTTCTCACCGGCAGTCGCCTCCCTGCCGTAAGAACGCAACCCCGTGGACTCGGCGGGGGTCGTGTCCTTCATCTGGGCGATGCCCTTCACCGCCTCGGCCACATGATCGAGATGCTCCCCCGGATGACTCACGAACCTCTGGGGACCCGGGACGGCGGGCGGAGCATCCGGCTTGGCCGAAGGCTTCTCCCCCTTATCCGGTTCCTTCTTCGCCCGCTCGCGCTTCTCCCATGCCAGCCGTGAAGCCTCCGACCGAGCGGGATCCACGGATCCCCCGGCCTTCTCGACGGAGGCGCATTCAAAAGGGCGGTCAATCTCCTTCCGCGCCTTCTGAATCTCGTCCCACGTTGCCTCATTCCGCTTCTCGATCTCCTCTGCCTCGATGGGCGGCGTGGTCTTGGGGAACAGAATCCCCGGCTGGAACACTTTCCTCAACGTGGTTCGGAGGGACTTATTGATAGCCGCAGATTTCTCGGCCATCGTCCCTCCAGACCAAACATCTCTGCCTTCATTCATTGCCTTCCCCTTTCACCCTTGGCCTGCCCCTTGAGCCAGCCATAACCCCCGCTGGTCCATGGATCTCCTTACTGACTTGCCTGCTCTTCCTGCTCCTTTACCGGAGCCGTCGCCTTCTCGGCGCGGCGATACACCCGCGCCACAACCTCCCGCAACTGCTGGGCGAAGGGGTTGACCACCTCCGAAGAGGCATCCTTGGCCGTGACAGCCATCCCCGATCCGGAGATCAGCCGATGGGCATGGGCGTGACCGCCCACAGGAGCCTGATCCGGGGCGGTACGAGTGTCCAAGGATCCATCCGGGTTGATGGAAGCCTCGACCATGTGGGTGTGACCACCGTTGAAGCTGGTGTATCCCTTGACACGATATCCATTTGGGTCATTGTAAGAGGACAGGTAATACTCATGCTGGTGCCCATCGGAAATCTCGGTCAGCCCGTGGAACACACCGGGGACATCCACGGGGGCTCCAGCCACCACCGCCGCAGGACCCTGCTGGGGGTTGACCATGCCGCCGGACGCCATGGAGATGGTCGAAATGCCGGGGGAACTCATGGACGCCTGACCGCCGCCGGTCGCCACCTGCTTCTCCGCGATCCCAATCACCCCGATAACTCCGGGGGCGATCCACACGGCCCGCACAGACTCCGGAACCACCCGTTCGATCTCGACCGAGAAGGCGTGCTGATCCTCCTTGATCTCATCGGGAGCGCCCAGATCCCGGGCGGAAAACCAGTTCCGAACCGCGTCCGTGGAGGCGAACTTCTTGGCCGAGAAATGGAGCCCGCCGATGACGATCTCCGGCAGTTCCACCTCTCGGTTGCACTCGTTCAACCCCCCATCGAACAATTGGGAGACGATCTCCCCTGCCCGGATGGTCTTCATGTGGGTGTCGCAGTACCGGCAGGCCATCTTCTGCCCGAGCATCTGGGGCCTCCAATCCAAGATGGACTGGACACAACACCCCTGCATCTGGCCGATGACCTCGATACCCAGACGCCCCTTCCAATCAGACTGCCCTGCCATGGCCGCTCCCTTCTATTTGATCTGGGCGAGGATCGCATCGCCCTCTTCCCGTGAAAGAAGTTCGACTGCGACAGCATTGTTCACGATGTACGCCTTGATCCGCTTCAACTGCTCCTCGTCAAACTCACCGGCATCATCATCCATTGACACCGTTTCCTCAAGAGCAGAAAAAGCGTCGGAGATGAAATCTGGGAAACCAGCCTCCTTGTAGACCAAGAACGCTGGCGGCTGGCTCTTCTTGACCTTGAGCCCGCCCCGCTTATCCGAAAGGATCCGGGCCATATCACGGAGAGCCCCGGCATTCGCCAGCCAAAATCGCTTCTGCTTCTCCCCCTCGGGTGTGCGGGCCTCCCCCATTGTCCGGTAACGGCTCATGTACGCCTTCGCCACACCTTCGGCCTGCCCGATTGCGGAGTTCAGGGTGCGCCACTTCTTCGACTCATTCCCCGAGAACTTGCTCTTCGGCGTATAATGAAGGAATCCATCCTTGTTGGGGGATGCCTTCTCGTACTCCTTGGCGCGAGCCTCCAGTTCCGGGGTGGCGAGAGCGGCGTTGGTATTGAACACCGCGTTGGACTCGTCGGTGAACTTCCCGAACTGGTCACGCCACGGATTCCCCGCCTTCTCGATCTCAGCCTGAGTAACCGCAATCTCCGTCGTCTTTTCGATCTCGCAGATGTCATCCAGCTTCTTCTCGACGGGACCGAGAGTGCCGATGAACTTAAGCCCGTGAAGAATGCTGTCCTGCGTATGCATAAGGGATCCTCCGAGGCTTCAAAAAGTCACTTTAGAGCGGTATGTCTCTTTCGTCAAGCCCCGTTCGCCTATAGTACCACCACCTGCCCATCCGAAGACTTCCTCGGTCGAATCACGGGTATTTCGGTAATCGGTATATGCAAATCCGAACGAACCTGATTGGTGGGAGGAACCATTCCCTCAAACGACGGTCGGAGGCTCTTGGGAGGAGCGGAACCATGCTCCTCCTCCTCCGTCAACTCAAGGTCTTCCTTGAACCGGTCCTCAAACTGGAAGTGGAGCATGGCGCACAGAAGGGCATCCGGCCCATGGTCGTCCTTCTTGATCGGCTTTCCCATCTTGTCCTGCCGATAACGCTTGAGTTGCTCGATGAACCCGGTCAGGTGCGAGCGCATGAAAAATCGGTTTTTGTTGGTGAAGAACTTGATGACATTCCCGATCCCGTAGTCCTTCCACTTCTGGAAGTTGACCGGGCGGATGTCGAACCCCGCGTTGCTGACCTCCAAGTTGTTGTACTGTCCGCTGGCATCCGCATAAACGAAAAATTTATCCGGTCGAATCGGGTACTTCTCGGCCCAGTTGGTGATGATACGGATGGCCTCCGGGGTGAGTTTCCCGGTCATGAAGTCGGACTCAAGGATGGCAACGCACCGGGGGAAACTGGAGGGAGCCAGAACGGACCCCACCTTCTTGGGGCGGAGCATGGCCGCAAGCACCATCGCCGTCTGCCCCTGAAGCCCCCAATCGATCCCGATGGATATCTCAGCGATCTCCGCCTCTTCCCCCGGCCATTCCGGTGCAACCTCGGAGCGTTCGATCCACTCCACATCGTAGACCGGACGCATCCAGTTGGGGCGCTGGTTCTCGTACTCCACCGCGAAGACGTTGGTCCCCCGGTTCATCTTCTTGGCGATCAGGACGTTCTTCCGGGGGAGGAATCCATCAGAACACCGGGATTTTCCGTTGCATCCGGTAAACCGCTCCCCCTGACACACCCCGTCCTCGCCGTAGAGAGCCTGCTTCTCGGTAAGGTAGCATTGGGTCTGGCAGAAGTGCAGGGCCTTGGGATCCTCCGTTGTGGCCTCGTCCAGCCCCTCGACGCATTGAACCATGCTGTCGTACACGTCCCATGTGTACCGCTTAAACCCGCGCTCATCCGCGAAATCCCAAATCTCTTGGAACAGCCCGATGGGATGATGGAACGTGGACAGGACCACCACCATGAAATTCGGCTCGGACATCGCGCCCTGCATGGCGGCGGAGATCAACTGGTCCGTGTTGTCCGCCGACTGGCAACTTTCATCGACAATAAAACCGGCGTTATGCTTGCCTCGCGCTTGTTTTTCAGATGCGCTGATGATCTTCAGCATCACCCCGTTCTTGAACCGGGTCTCCCCCATCAACGGATCTTCTTGCAGGACCGACCGGGCCAGATCAGGAAAGCAGTTCCAGAAGGACTTGGTGTACTGGTAAATCTGTTTAGCCTGCTCGGAACTGCCCGCCATCGCTGTGAAGGACATCTTGTGGTAAATGAGGGACATCCAGATCAGGATGGCCGAACAAAGGCTCCCTCCCGTTCCACGCCCCTTCCACAGGATGGCCTGATTTGCCCGCCGGTAGAACATGTCCGACAGAAAGTCCACCATCTGCGGATTCAACTTGATGATGAGTTTGCGGGAATCCTTCAGGATCCATAATTGGTTCTGTATGAATGACCGCAGTTCCTTGTTCTGCCGGGCGCAGAATTGCTCGGGAGATTCGTCCGGCTGTTGGATCCGGAGAAGATCGGGGAGACCGTAGGTGCAGGGGTTCTCTGCGGAAATCCGCTTCTGGAGTTCCGAATCGATAACTGCCTTCCGGGTGAGCGCCTCGCGCATCTCCCGAACGGAGGATTCGGTGATTTTAATTTTCGCCGTCAAGGCCCAACCGCCGCAACTTCCCGACCTCCTCCTCTCTCGCCTTGAGGAGTTCATCAGTCGTCATCTTGGAATAGTCCACCGACAGGTTCATATCGACCGCCGCCCGGTCGATCACGCCGGAATCCATGGCGATCTTGATCCTCTCCTTCATCGCGTTCAATGCCGTCATCAGGAAGTTGTTCTTGGCGTGGGGATTCTCCGTCTCGTTGAACTGGAACATGGCCTCTTTCTCAATCTCCGCGATCTTCGCCATGATCTCACCGACCTCGGCAAAACGATCCGCGTTGACCGCCAGTTCCCGAAGATGGGTCTTGATCCACTTGGAGTCGTTGGTGATGGTGGTCCGGCTCACGCCCAACTGTCGGGAGATGGCGTCGTAGCTGATCCCCCGCATACTCAGGCGGAAGACCTCAAGCCGCCGCTCGTAAGTCTGGTGCGTCGGAGGTTTGCATGGAAGAGGCATAAGTCACCCCCAAAAATCAGCCTCATCCATTATGTATTCAAGGATCACAAAGGGAAGGGGAATTATGCCTGATGCCCCTTCTTGGACAGGCTCTTGGCGATATCCTGCTTCACAAACTGAACCGCCATGCTGTTGGCGGTCCCGTCCGGATAGATCAGCCGGAAGGCAATCGCCCGGTCAATCAATCTGCTCAACTTCGCCCGATCCACCTTCAGGAAATCAGCGAGCCGGGCGTGGTCGTACTTGACATTCTCCCACAGCCAGAACCATTGCTCGTTTTCCGCCTCGGGCACCGGAGTGCGGGGGGCCGAACAAGTCACGGGGATCATGGGCCAGATCACAATCAGGTTCCGAAGAACGGGGTCCCGCACCAGCGGATGGACGATCTCCGCCCGGTCCTTCTCCGCGCCCCTGAACCTCTGGATCACAGCCGCTATTTCTTCAGCCATCGGAGCCTCATCCCCATGTACATGTAGCACCACTCCGCCCGATCCGGCAGGACGATCTTCTTGGCCTCAACCACCTCAAACCCGCAATCCACCACGTGAGACAGGCACGCCTGTGTCGCCATGTCCGAGATTTTCTTGGAATGCCAAATCTTCCACTTCTCGGGGATGCCCAATTTCGCCCGAACCGACTTGGACATGAGCCGGACGGTCTTTATCGGCGCGTTGCAGTTGGTCAGGAAAACCGTCAGGTCTTCCCCCATGTAGTTCTCCAGCGCCGCGAAGTAAATCGGCCAAGGCTCTCCGTAGGGATCGATATCCAGAACGTCCGCCGACCACTCCACATCGCGGAGCCACCTCTCGGCGGCGATCTTCACCACCCCGCTGTCCACCCGATTCTTGTCCAGCCCGGTGTACTGAATCGGATAATGCCTGCGCAGGATCCCCCAGATCGCCTGCTCCCCCGCGCAACAATCAATCACCCGGTACGTCTTGAGGGGATACTTGTCCAGAAAGTACCTGCGTATCTTGATCTTCTCGTCCAGATGCCGGTTATCCGTCTTGACCCACCCGTTGAGCGGGGCCGTGCGAATATGGCTACCGACCATCCGCCCCATTCCATCACCTGATCACAGAATCGTAGATCACACCCTCGGTCTTGCTGACCTGTTCCAAGAGGGAGGACACATCGGACCACTTCTCGGAGGGAACGGCCACCAGCGCCCAGACCATCTTCGGAGGAGGGCGCATATCAACCTCCTCGATGGTTGACTCCGCCTCGTCTTCCTTCCCCTTGGTCAGGGCCTCGACCAGCGTATCAGTCCGCAATCCATCGAGGATCTCCTTGTCGGTGATGCTATCGAGCAATTCCTTGAGATCCGGCGTCCACTCCCCCTGAATGTGGCCGTTGTTCAGGGCCACGCACAGGGCCTTCTCCTCGTCCTCATCCAAATCGACCAGCACCACCGGGACCTCCTCAATATCCATCCCCCGGAGGATGCTCAGGCGCTGGTTCCCGCCGACCACCCGGTTGTTCTTCCGGTTGACGACGATGTCCTGCACCATCCCGAACTTTTCGATGGAGGACTGCAACCCCTTGGCGGCGTCGTCGGAGATGCGCCGGGGGTTGTAGGGGGAGGGCACCAAGGAATCGAGGGGGAGGGTCGTCCGCTCAGTCTGTTTCATGCCCAGATTTTACGTTTTATTCGGTATTCGTAAAGAGGAAACATGGCCCCGGTAATCATAACCCCACTTCAGGCACTCATCATACCCCGCCCCGAGGAGCGCCTTCCTGTACTCCTCCACCATCATCCGGTGATCGTCCGCCGGGATAAGGGCCACCAATTTGTCCGGAGGGTACTTCGCCGTGATCATGGGGCTGTGCGGAACAAAACCGCTGAAGTGGAAGAACTTCAGCCAAGAATCCCCGCACCGATAGGCGGCCTGCTCCCTGCGGATGGGCCGGGAGGCCAGATTCCACCACGCCGCGTTGCACCCCGGGTCACGAAGAACATGAACACCATCGAACATCGCCGGGATCGGGTCCGCCCAGAATTGATCCACAAACAGAGATGGAAGTCTCAGATAGCCCCACTTGAACGTCTTGTGCCCAAGCCACCGAAGAAGGGAGTCCGCCTCCATGCCCCGGCGAAGCCCCAAGAATCCCAGATTATAGGCCCCCGTGGTGATGACATGCCGCTCCACGTCGTCAGCCAGATCCCCCGGAGGCAGGGGCTGGAGGAGATGCGGGGTCAGCACGATCTTGTGCGCCCCCAGCGCCTCCCACACAACATCCGTTCGATGAAAGAAATAAATGTCCGGGTCGTAGTAAACCAGCCGGTCAATCCCGAGAGTGAACAGGTGCTGGAGCAGGAAAGGCTTCACGGCGGTGGAGAATTCCATGATGTTGTATCGAGCCGCCATGTCCTGCGTGCCGGGAGTCCGGAGATCCCTCACGTCCACGGAAGTGAACTTCTCCTTGAGAAGGTCGAAACGTCCGGAGATGTCGTCAACGAAGAGGACGTAGACCTTCCCGCCGGGATGATGGCGGAGGTAAGAGGAGGTCAGCGCCCGAGCTTGAGCAAGAAAGTTGCGCGAGCAGATTGTGCAGATGGCGTCGATCATTTCTTGGCCCGAGCCTTCTTCCAATCCACGTTCCGATGACTCTCAAACCACGCCACCACACCCGCCGGGGCGTGCAGAGCGCGGAGTTCAAAAATGGCCGCATCCGTGGACATGCCCCCGGTGCGGACCTTCTCTCTCAACCCCAATCCCATTGGGCACGGGACGACCTTCGTGTTGCGCGGGGACTCCTTGTCCTTCTCCACGCCGTCCGCCTGCGTCATCGAACATCCTCCGTTTTGAGAGCCCGCTTCTTGACAACGATCTCCATGTGCCTGCAAGTCTGGCAGATCCACGCCTCCCGGTCTAGGTCTGTGCGACTCTCACGGATGACGGCCAGCACCGTCACCCGCCCGCCGCACTTTGAGCATCGTTTCCATGCGCCCATGACTCACCGCCGCCCATTTCGGGCAGTAGACAGCAGGTTTTTCGCACAGGCGAACTGGTCCCCACTCCACGTCCGGTTCTGCCCCCAGTATTCGACAAGGTTCCACGCGAACTTCTTCTCCCCGTTCTTCAGCCCGGTCAGGGCCACCGTCAGGAGGTCCGCAACCACCGCCACGATGTCCTCGTTCTCATCCACAAGGACCCCGTTCTCCACCCGGGAACGGAACCGTGCCTCGATGTCCTTCGGCAAGGGGAACCCGTGGTCAATGTGCTGTTTGACCTGAATCATGAACTCGTCCTCGACCACCGGCTCATCCATCAACGTGAGTGCAACCGCCGCCCCGGCCTCCCGCTCAAGGACGGACCCGTACTTCTGCGCGGCCTGATCATGATTCTGCGCGATCCGGTCGGCAACCGCCGCCTCGCGCTTGGCCTTCTTCACCCGTGGATCATGTCTTGGGTCCATCAGTTCATCCCCCACAGGTAACTGCACAAGTCCGCCTCCGTCCTCGGGGTACTCGGCCCCGGGGCCTTTGGGATCCCCACCAGCACGATGCCCCGGCGAACCCACCCCGCGATGGACTCCCCGGGATCCTTGGGAACCCGGTCAAGAATCCTCTGCCCCACCTCGACAGCCGTGTCGGAGGTCGTGGGAACATCAAGGACCTCGGCCACCTCCAGAAGCAGTTCGTTCATCCGGGCCATGGTTCCCTCCCTTTCTGACCCTAATAACATTATGCTCTTTTTGTCCACCGAATACAAGAACAGGTTGCGATCCTCTCGACCGCACCTGTTTCGGATCAGCACCCTTCCGCCGGGGGCCAGAATTTACGCCCCGCCCGGGGACGACGGCCCATGCTCTTCTCGGAGTTCCCAACCCGGGCGTCCGTACACATCGAGCAACGGACCTTCCGCCGTGGGCGCTTACGCCGTGGTCCCATCCCTGCCCCTCCTACGCGACCTTCCGCACGTTGACATAGGCGGTCCAGTAGACGTTCCCGGCGGCGTCCTTCACGCCGACCCGGGTTCCGAACTTTCCCTCCCCGATCCAGAAGACCTTCCCGGTGGTCCCGATGGGCACCTTGCGGCCCCGAGCCACCCGCACCGCGTCCCCCTTGTGGATCCGGGCGGCTTCCGCCGCCACTTCCCGGGCCTCCACCGCCGCCTCCCGCGCCTCTTCCGCCGCCCGCTCCTCCGCCGCCTTGGCCGCTTCCAGCGCGTTGAAGGCGGCGACCGCCTCGGGGTGCGCGTCGATCTCGGCGTAGGCGATCTCGTCGGTCAGCCCGTCGTGGTAGACCGAGAGGGCTTCGGACCCGTAGGACCCGTTGGCGTTGAGGATCACCGCGTACTTGGTGTTGTCCCCCATCCCCGGCACGGAGAAGTGGAAGGCCCGACCGAACCCGACCACCCGCCCGACGTGGCTGATCGCGCCAGACCGCAGGTTCTTCACCGCCATTTTTCTCCCTCCGACCGTTTCCCGTTTCCCGCTCCCCTCTCACCACAAGAATCATACCCCATATGCTCGTGTTTGTCAACCCTAATTCTGAAAAAAAATTATCGCCTCCGCTTCTTCCGGGTCTCGGGAAAGGGCCACCTCCCCACCTTCTTCGCCAATGCAAGTGCGGCCCGCGCCTGATGCGCCCATCGGTCCGCATGGTCACCCGGGAGCAAATCCTCCGGGCTGATTAGATCCGTCAACCCAAAGCAATTAAGGGCCTCCTTCAGCGCCTTCCGCATGGCAATGAAGGCTTCCATGATCTTCGGCATCAACTCGACGCACTCCTCGCACGTGGTGGGGGCCGGACGAAAACTAATGCACCGCCCGCAGACACGGCACTTGGTCGGCTCGGGCATCACTTGGCCTCCTCCCCGCCGCGAGTGCGGCTTTGACTTGCGCCCCCAACACGGACGCCAGTTCCTCCCGCAACTGCTCGATCACCCTATCAGCCTCGTCGTGGGAGTCGAGAAGGAGTTGGGCATCTTGTGTCGTGGCTTTGCCCATACGGTAGACCCGCGCCCTAATCTCTGCTCTCTCCTCGCGTGTCATCATGCCTTCTCCCTTCCTTGACCCGCCGCGAGGGCGGCTTGCATGTCGCACGGAATAGTACATCGGGTACATGTCCAAGCTGGATTCGCCATGGTCTGGTAATCGCGACATGCGTCCCTTTGCTTGGTCAGCGCCATGGTCAATCGCTCGATCACCTTGTCCGCCTCGTCTGCGTGTTTTAGCAGACAACGGGAGAACGCGAACTCGGCGCACTCCTCCTCCGTAATGGCATTGGCGGCGCGGTACTTCTCCTCCATCCCGTTGATGGCTTTCAGCCAACCGTCCCGCTCTTCCTTTGGGATCACGGCTTCACCTCCTCGCCTAGAGTAGCCCGGTACCCCAGACCACAGTACGGGCAAGCTGGCATCCCGCAGTCACCATCCCCATTCGTATCCTGCGGGCATTTGATCCGCCTCAACGCCTCCCTCGCGGCCAGAAGCTCCCGGCAGAGGGCGGGGATGTCGGTGCGGGCGTTCCGCACGAAATCCCAGTCGGATGGACTATCATCAACTACATACGCCGCCCAATCTGGGTGCGGGGAATTTCCATCTACGCATTCCCATCTCCCCTTCGTC